TCGGACTTACCGGGGGCGTACGCCTTCTGCATCTTCTTTACGAAGGATTCCGCGCGGTCAAGAAAGTCCTGCGCAAGGTCGGCCATGCGCATCTGAACGAGCTGGCGGCGCTTTGCGGTCGCGGCGTCTAAGAGGTTGCCCTTCTTGACCATGTCTTGCGCCTGCTCGGCAAATCGCGTAGCCGCCGTGCGCATCGTCTTTGGCTTTACGTCCGAAATGGTTTTTTCAGACAAGGATGCGTTCGCAACGGCGTCGAAAAGCGCCAATTCCACGGGCTTGCCCCTCGCCCCTTCCAAGAACTGAATTTCGAGCGCCACCATCTGGGAGGCCGTCAGGTTGAAAACCGCGGCATCCGCCGATTCGGCGATGGTTTCTTTCTCAGCCAGCTCAGGGTGCTCGTTTTGCATCCGCTCTTGAACGATCGGCTCAGCCCACTTCTCGCGCGTCTTGCCGTCGAAGACATCGGTGGTGAGCGAGAACACCATCTCGGAAGCGCTAGAGAACCCCAATGTTTCCGCCACCAGTTCGGGGTGATGGAGAACACCAACGTCGTCGCGCCGGCTCACCCACCCGCGTTTTTTCAGTTCCTCAATGCGCCACTCATCGATCCCCATTTTGGCAAGGTCGCTGGCGAGGAGCTTGGGTTTGACTTTGCGCTCCCCGCCGCGTTTGTCGTAACGGGTTTGCGCCGTGTCGAAGAAAATTTCTGCGTCAAGGCGACGTTCTCCAAGGCGCTCATTGATGGCCTCGGCGGTGTATTGCTTGCGAAGCGCCTCCGCCTGTTTCGTGAGGTCGTTGAAAACTCGGTCGCGAAGGCGGCGAAGGCGCCCAACGACGGCTTCACCGCGGCGATTGAACTTTTCTTCAGCCGCGTCATCAACGTTTTTAAAGGCGGCGTTCATGGCCCGCACCAAGGCGTCGTCCACTTCAGACTGCGCCACGTCGCCGCTCTTCACCTTGTCCACGGCGAGGAAAAGATGGCGGCGCAATTGCGCTTCCCGAATCTGCTCAGAGGAAACGAACAGCGCGTCAAAAAGTTCCTGCACGTCAGGCTTCATTTCCGCCGACCCCGGCACGGCTTTGAGAATGCCGTAGACGACGTTTTTCAGCCAACCGCTGAAAAGGCGGAAAACGCGCGTCAAGGCGCTGTTCGGAGCCCGTCCATCCTTCAGGTATTGCTCGTAGGTTCGGGCGAACTTTTCGTGCATGGCACGAGCGTCTTCGATCGGCATGTTGAGAAAGCTTTCGATGCCTTTGCCCCCCAGCCACTGAATCGTTTTTTCGGTCCAAAGGATGAACTCTTTCTGCGCATCGGTGAGATCGGTCCGCGCCCGCAGCTCCTGCGCCAACTTCGCGCGGCTGAAGAGATACCAGTGGCCCGTTTCGTGAAGCAAGGTGGAGCGATTTGCCCCTTGCCACCGCACGATCGTCCGGTGATCAGGGTAATACGCCCCCAAGGTTTCCTGTGACAGCAGGTTGTTTTCGAGCTTCGACGGCTTGACATTCCCACGGATCACACCTAAAGTTATGGCAGAAACCCCGGAAGTGGAAGCCGGAAGGGCTGTCCCCCTGTCGACACCGACAGGGAATAAACCTTCGGACGGCAGCTGTCCGGGGTAATTTTTTACCTCCGATACGTCGATCTCCGCCACGGCGTGGTCGGCGTATCGGCCGTCGAATTTGACTTCCTGCGCCCCGGAAGCCTGGAGCGCCTTCTCCCCTGCACTGGCTACGTCCGCCTTGATGCGCACGGAGTACAGTTTGCCGCCCATGCGAACGGCCGAATGGTAAACGTCCTGGTCGACCGTGTGCCCCTTCAGCCCGTCGTTCGGCTCCGTGCCGTCATACTCGGACCGCTCAATCACGCGTAACAGCGAGCTGTACAACTTGCTGTGCTCATCCGAGCGTTTTTTAGCAGAGCGCTTCAACCCACTTTTGGAAAGAAGAATGTCCTGCCCGGTGGACTTGATCTTCACCACCGTACCGGCCAAGGCCGTTATGATTGCCTCGCGGAGTTCCGACGGCGAACGCAGTTGCGGATTACCGATGTCGATAACCTCAACCTTTATTTCGTCCGGTTTTCTCTGCAGGCCTTCACGCGGCACGCGGGCAACCGCACGCCCTCTGGCTTCGTCAGCCGTTGGTATCTGCCCGAGGTCGCCTTCGACCTTGTCGTTAAAGGCAGCCTTCGCGCGGTTCGTCGCCGCGATCAACCCACCGTCGGCGCGAACGATGTCGTTGCCGCCCGAAAGCACGTGGCGGATACCGAAGTCGCGCCACACTTCCTCAGGCAGCATGCCGGCATCGGCGGCCATGTTCGCGACGTGGTTCATCGTCAAGGCCACCAGGGCGAGGCGCTCCTTCTCGTCCCCACCCTTCTTCTGCATGCCGGGCAAAGCGTCAAGCGCCGCCTTGTATTCCCGCGCTACCTTTTGCAAAGAGACCCTGAACTCGGGTGCCCGACCTTTGGAGAGGCGGGCAATCCCGTAATCACGATCCTGCACAACCGCCGCTTCCGCTCTCTGGGCTTGCGCCAAGGTGGCGTCGTCACCGACGACGGAGTGCCTGGAAACGGACGCCGTGACGCGATCGTCCTTCGCCGCCTGAATGTATTGCGCCAACGGAAGCTCTACCACAGAGCCGGTCTGCACGGCCTCATCGATTTCGTTTGCTTTATGCGGGAGGATTTCCTTGATGGCCTCCACTGCCGCCGCGCCGGCTTCGCCTTCCTGGTGCAGGGAAGCCACATCGATGCCCACGGTCGCAATGCCGGGGTTCTGCTCGCCCACGGCGGTGGCAAATTCGTCGAAGAGCTCAGGCGTCTTTTCGAAGGCCTGCGAGTTCTTTGCCACTTGGACGGCTTTCTGCAACTGCATGGCGTTGAATTCCGTTCTCGCCTTCTCCGCGCGAACGCCCTGCCGCACGGCAAAACTGGAAACGCCCAGCTCGATCGGCGCGGTGACCATGTCGGTCACGCCATTGAGGAATACCGAGAAGGTGTCCGTCACCTTGCCGTCGGCGGCGATCTGCCCCACCGCCTCGGCGCCCGCACCGACCGACCCTTGGATGCCTACTTGCGCTCCGAAATTCTGAAGCATGTGACGGTAGGCGTTTGCGTTGATGGCCTCGTACGCTTTGGCCACAGGCGGCACGACTTCGGTCGCCTTCGCCCCCAAGCGCACAGGCGTCGTGATGCGGGAAAGCCCAAGGCTCACCGCCGTACCGGCACCAACCGCCGTACCATAGTTTTGCGCTTTGCCCCAGGTGCGATTGAATCTAGCATCGCGAATTAGAAAGTCCGCTACGGAGTCGACGTCCTTCATGTCTACGCCGGCCTTCTCCATCTGGTCGAAAAGCGCGTCATGAGCCGAAATTGACGCATCCACGGCACCCGCCGCGAGTGCGGCGATGGCAAGCGCGGCACCCGCAGGGACGGAGGCCGCCACGCCAGCGGCTCCGGCCGCCGCCACGCCCGCCCCCATCGTCGCCCCTAACGGGAGGGATGCCTCGCTGAACAGGTCCGTGGTCGAATCAATCGGGTGACTCAGAAATTCCCCGACGGCGGCCAGCGCTCCTTTTTCATTCCACGCCTGCCCAATCTTCGTCATAGGCGCGTCACTCGGGCGCAGAGCCTCGGTGACCGCCCGCTCACGAACGATCCGCGCCGCAAGGTCGCGAAGACGCTCTTCGATTACCCCGTGCCGCCGCTCCCATTCCTTGTAGTTTTTGGGCTTTCGAAGTTCGTCAAGTTGCTCTCGAAGATCGACGGCGTCGCTCCCCATCACGGATCGACTGACCCCCATGACGCTACGGGCAAACCCGCGGCGGGCGATGTCGCTCCAGTCGCCACTGCTCTTGTCCGCGGGCGCAATGGAAAGCGCAATTTCTTCAAACGCAGACGGTGATTTTTCGTCGCCCTGCACGGCCGCGCGAAAGGTCGGGTTGGCCATTTTCGTTTTGAAGGCATCGCCGGCGCCTTCGAACATCATCTTTTTTCGATGCTCATCACGCATCCCCTGCGTCACCTCGTCGGGCGTCACGTCAAAGTCAGCCGCGGCCTTATAGCTCTGGGAGGCTTGCTCGGGTGTAAGTGGCAGGGGCGCGCTCAAATCAACATCGTCCGCCGCGTCGGTGTAGCCGATTGCGTCAAGAATTCCCATCGTCAGTTTTCCCCCATGCGGTTCTCTAAATACGCCCGCAGCAGTTTGGCGTCATTGTTGATGTATTTCGAGATTTTCTTTTCGAGGACGGCGTCGAAATCGCTTCGGCTCATCCGTGCGTATGCGGGCTTGGCTGCCATGTCCGCGCGCACCGCGGCGCGGATCAAGTCCTGCGCCTCCGCCCTTTCCTGCGCCGACAAGATTCCGCTGCAGTCCAATCCGGGCTCTTTGCGAACCATCAGGCGCAAAAGCGAGGCCATGGCTTGCCCTTTGGATGCGTTACCCTCCCCGCAGTTGAAGTATCTTTCGGCGAGCTTCTTTCCGACGTTCTTCGTCCAGCTGTCGTAATCCCCCCACTTGAAGGAGACGATCGGCTTCTTGTCGCCGGCGTAGGTGCCAAAAAGCGTGTCCTTGTTGTAGGTCTTTTTCAAAAGATCAAGGACGTAAGCTTCCGCTTTGACCGTGTCAGACGTGTCGATTCCGTAAATGGCGTTGTCGGCGGCCGCCTGGAGCATGACTTCGGACGCAATCAATGCCTGCTGATCCTCGTCCAACTTCGCAAAGTTTTCTTCTCGCTTTAGTACGCGGCTCACCAACCCCATGGTGGCCGAAGTCTTGCCGATGGGATTGCCGCCTTTTTGCGCATTGAACTGCGAGGAAATGCGCCCCTGCTTCACCACCTGCCCGGCCTCCCATTCCTTCAGAATCAACTGCCGTCCGGCCTTCGGGATGGCGCGAGTCGCGTTGCGCACCTCTTCCTTTGTCATGTCATGAACGACCGAGGGGTTTTTCACGAGGTACGCGAAATACGCCCTGTCACCGGTGGGGTCGTTCGCATCGTGAGCCTTTTTCCAATTGCGGAAAGCAAGCTGGCTTTTGTAGTCAAGCTGAGCGAGGTCGGCTTCCGTCGGCTCCCCGCCTTGCTCGACGATCTGGCAAACGCGATCCAAGGCCGTCTGCTGGCGATTGGCAAAGTCCCGTTTGTCACTTTCAAACATTGCAAGCGTGCGCTGTATGGCGGCCTCTTTCCACTCGGGGTCCACGGAAAGCGGGTTCTGCTCGATCAGTTTTCGCACCTGCTCTTGCGTTGGAGAGACGTACGCCTTCGTGGCGTAGCGAGGGTCAAACGCAGAAATCGCGTTCCCGTTCTCGTCCAGCAACGGCGTGTCGCGGGAATCTTTCATCCGCTTCAAGGCACCGTTTAGGGCGCTCTGCGTGTCCTTCGAGAGGTACTGCGTCCACACCCCACCATCTTTGGCCGCTTTCGCCTTTGCGTCTTCGACCTCTTTTGCGCTGCCGAAGTACGCCGCCAGTGCCATGCTTGTGTCGCCAAAACGCACACCCAAGCGATTCAAGAACTCCTTCGAAATCTTCGCGTTCGCCGACGGGTCCTCACGCACGGACGCCCATTGCTCGTCCGTCAACTGCCGGCCGAGCACCGCGTCCGCCATGGCCTTCGTCAAACCACCAACGCCGTAGGCCGCTTCCCCGTTCCGAGTGGCCGTGCGCACCACGGCTCTGCCGGTTGAGTCCAACTCGAATTGGTTCCCCTGAATGCCTGCGTAAAACACGTAGTTCGCATCGCCATCGGCATACCCCGTGTCGCCGGCGATCAGCTTTCCACTCGCGCGTGCATACTGCGTGGTATTCGTCTTGAGCTCTTGAAACACTTCGTTGGCGGTTTCGTACGCCTCGAACTTTTTCTGGCCCGCGCTGATGCGAGCGTCGAAAGCGAAGATGTCATCCGGCGTCATCGTCTTGCTGTGGGCTTGGAGGTACAGCCGCGCCTTCGCCCAGTTGGTGGGGTCGTTATGCGCCGCGTTAATGAAGCCCATCACCACGTTGTGGTGAATGCCCGCCTCCGCGTCGATCTGCGCCTGCTTCGCATCCGTTCCGTTCAGCCGCGCAATGCGAGCGGCGTTCGCCTTTGCTTTTGCGATGCTCCCTTGAATGACGTCCGGCGCGTCAAAATTGTTCGCCGCGACCACGGCCTGCTGCTTGATTCCGGCCGTCGCCGTATTGACGAGGAACTGGTGGTTCTCTTGAAACGTGTGCTGGAGTCCCGTGGCGTAAAGGCTGTTCGTGAGCCCCGCGGCCTTGGCGCGGATGAGCTTTTGCTGCGCCGCCGTCTTCCCCGCGCAGGCGGCCTCCACCGCGCCCTTGAAGCTCTTCATCATCGAATCCAAGGGCGAGACACCTTCATCATCGGCGCGAAGAGCATCGTAGCCCTTGCGGCCCATGAAACCCGTTTGCTCGTTGTACAGCAAATCCTGCTGGTACTGCGTCAGTCGGTTGTCCGCGTCCGTGGCGATTGCCTCGTTGATGTCGTCGAGGTATTTGGCGGCCGCCATGCCGATGGCGTGCACGCCCTTGTCGAGCGCAGACAAGTCTGCCTTCGGCGCCTCCATTGCTTGGAAGCTTGCGCCCTGAGCGCCCGCGCCAACCTGCGGCGCGACCTGTTGTCCGCCGTATTCCTGAGCGATTGCCATTTACGCACCTCCGGTGGGTTTCTTGAGAGTAAGCGGCGAGATGCTCGCAAAACCGCCGGCGGCCTGCAATGCCGTCGAGACGAGACCCCCAAACATCTGCACGCGGCCCACCGATTTCGTCGCATTGGCCATGATCCTCTGGCCCTCGGCCTGCGCAAAGCTCATCATGCGCTGCCGGCGGTATCCCCAGGCTTGCGCAAGCGCGTTCTGCCGCGCCGTGATCTTGTCGACCTCGGCCTGTAGGTCCGTTGAGGCCGCCAGTTCGGCCGCCGAACCGACACCGATAGCGATGCCGTTGGCCGCGAACGCCGTGCGCTGCTGCGCCTTCACATCGGCCTGCTTCATGCCGATGGCGGCAATCTGCGCCTCGCCCGCACGGAAAGCCTGCTCCACACCCATCTGCGCGACGTAGCCGTTGTCTTTCGTGACGGACGCCTGCGAGGCCAAGGCCGACGCCGTTCCGCGTGCCGTGATGTATGAGCCAATGGCGTCGCCGGCGCCTTTACCGATGCTGTAGCCGATGCCCGCCTTGGCGACGTAAGCCCCCAGCTTGTTTGTGATAACCGTTTTCTCGCCAATCACCCGGCGGGAGTCAGGCTCGCCCACGCTGTAAACTTTCTGCGTGGCAAGGCTGCCGCGAAGCAATCGGTAGAAGTCGACGCCGCCCGTCGTGCTGTTAAGATAACTCGCCATAAAAAATGACCTCCGTAGCCGCAGTTTGTCCCGCGTTACGGAGGTCAATCGTCAAAGCGCGATCTCGGCTGTGATGCCGCAGATCATCAGGGGAAGGGGCTCATCCTGTCGGATGCACACCGCACCTGACTCATCCCACGAAGGGCCTGACATCACCTCGATGTTCTCGCTTTTCAACTGTGGCGGCGTGCCGTAGGGCTCGAACTGGCGGGGCGCCGCCTCGTAAAGATCGTCAAAGGACGCCCCAACTTTCACACCCGACGAACGATAGACACGGACGAATTCCCGAACGACGTTCTTCATCGCCCCTTGAGCAAAACCCCCGTCCTGCGTCTGGAGCGCCACAGGCAGCGTCTGCAAGTCACTCTCGATGGGAAGCCCGACGACGACGCGCGCCGCCTTGTCGGGGAATGTAACCCGCCCGTTTTTCACCACGGCTCGCGGCATCACCTTGCCGTCGGCGAGAATCGCCACTTCGCAGCCTTCCAGGTGCTCCAGGTTCTCGACGAAATTCTGCGGCACCTCATAAGCGTCCTCAACGCCGGCATCAACGAAAAACGACCGATCAAGGCTGAGCGCCTCACGCTCGTGCATCCGTTCGATGTAGCGCACGATCTTCCCGTTGATCGTTCTGCGGATCATGGCGTACAGGATATCCTCGTTTCCTTCCGAAACGCAGGCCACGGATTCGAACACCCCGTTCTTTGTATCGTGCCGATGCCACGCCCCCACGGACTGCTCGGGCACGTAGGTGCAGCCGAGAAGAGCGCCGTCGGACGACACGCACCAAATGACGGGAGAAGGCGCCTTGGCCTGCGTCATGGAGACCACCGTTTTGCCGTCAAAGAGGTGCGCGGCACGAAGGCACATGTCACCCGTCACAAAGCCCGACGCCTGCCAGTTGTACCCCAACTCCCACACGTGGCCGCCTCGCTCTGAGGCGTACACGATCGATGAGTTCACGACCACGGGCGAGACGTTCGACGCGCCAACATAACTCTGCGGTTTGACGCCGACGGAGCTTGGCGTCAAGGTGTCGTCGTTTGCCGTCGTGACCCGGAACTCAGCCGACGTCGTCATGAGAATGAGGCTTGAAAGGGGCACGATGTGACGGATGCGAGACGCCTGCAAGGCGGCCACGCGGAATTTGATCCGGTTGTCTTTTTGGCTCGGAAGCGTATAGCTCATGTCGCTTTCCGTGCCCGGCCGCGTCATCCACACGAAAAGAGGCCTTGCGGCCGTACCGGCGAAAATTCGGCGCTGTTCAAAGTAGGACACCGCCCCGGGATAGTCACCCGCCAAGCCTACGTTCGCCGTCGCGGCGGCGCCTGAGCCTGTGCCCAAAGAGGTGAAACGAATGGTCGGGTTCGTATAGCCCGAGCCGCCGGAGCGCACCTTGACGGAGGCCACCGCGCCGTTCTCAACGATGGGGACAAGCTCGGCGCCTCCCCCTGTGCTGTCGACCACTTCGCACGTCACGTCCGCGCTGGTACGCACTTCGAGCGTGTATTCGTAGCGCAGCGCGTAAAGCCCCATAACAAGAGGATCGCGCATGTAAACGTACAGCGCCGCTTTGCGATAGTGGGAGCCGCCCCCCGTAATTTCGAACCCCGTAAGGGTTGCCCGCGTCGTGTATCGTTTGTCTTCTCCGTCGCCGGTGGTATATCGATCGAACGCGAACTTCGGCTCGAACGTCGCGCCGGCGCCGTTACCGTCAATGCACACGAGCTCCATGCCTTGCTTGGCCGCATCAACCACTTCCTGCTCGCTGGGGAACCCCTTGTCACTGCTCAACGGCCATGCCTTTGCGGCCGCCAAATCGCCGCTGTAGGCCTCGTAGCGCATCGTGCGCATCTCTTGGTTCTTGAGCGGTTCCGTTGACCTTTTGAGGGACGTCGCCACTGCGCTGTACGCTTTCTTAACGACCCCGCCATTTACGTACGTGTATCCGCTACCGCCGTTGGTGACCGTCACCGACGTTATGCCCTTTGCTTGGTTGAACGGGTCATCGTAGCGTGGCGGCGTAATGCTCGGGTCGTTGGCGATGTTGTTGTCCGTGAAGGTTGTATCCTCAACCTCGCCGATGTAACCGTAAACACCTGAATAGGTTTTGTAAACGCGATACCGCTGCGCTTCAGGCACAGAGCCCCATTTGAGCGTGATGCTCGACGAAGACAAATACAGGTTGCCCGTCACCGAGCACACGGCAGAGGCCGCGGACTCCTTGTTTCCTTCGTCCGTGGTCTTTATCGCTGTGACCTTATATCGAATGGTGTACGCGCTTTTTTCTTCGCTGGTTGCGTTTTTGTCGCTGCAGGCGTATTCCCCCGTCAGGCCGGTGGGCGCGGCAAGCGGTGCCCTAAAATCGACCGGCACGAGTCGCCAATCGCGAACACCGTATCGGCGCAGTTCGCGCGGCGCGTAGTTCGGATGCACCAGGGTCATCACGTCGCCGGACTGCGCGTAATGCAGATCCTTAAGATCTTCCGCAGCGTAGGGCGTGGCGATCTCAAAGGGAGTTGTCGAACCGGCCGCAGACGACACATAACCGCCGCGCGTGATGACGCGGATGTATTCGTCCCCGAACTCCAAAAGCATCGTGTCGTCCGAGGAGAAAACGAATGGGAAAAGCATTGCCGGCTTGTCCGCGAACTTCGCTTTTCCTACGTAGGCAAAGCCCGAGCGGTTGCGCACGGGTCCCTGCGGAAGCACCACGAAATTGCGGCAGGTCGCCAATCCCTGCTGATACTTTTGGTCGTCAAGTCGACCGTACATAGCGGGCGACACTTCTCCGCCCGTGAAGCTTTGCTGTAAATGCTTGTGCGCCATAGCTATCTCCGGCTAATCCAGGTAGCCACGTGCCGCGTCTGCTTATGAACAAGCCTTGCGTCCTGCTGCGCGGCGGAGGCCACCGTCTGGGAAAACTGCTGAAGGCACTTTGTGCCATAGCTAAAAGCCGAGTCCCCGCGAATCGTTTCGCCGGCAAGGTAACTGGCCAAAAGCCAGGCCAAAGCGTCAACGAACAGCCCCGAGAACTGCGCCACTTTCGGCTCACTCGTGATGTATCGAAGCGACGGGTTTTCTGCGTTCGTCAGAAGCACCATGCCAAAATCTTCGCCGACGGTTTCGAACTCCTCTTTGCGCGAAAAAAGGTGACACGGTAGCTCACCTTTGATGTCGATCACGCGCCGGCAGTCCGATGGAAGCGCGTAGGCAAAAAGCCAGTCGCCCTTATCGCCTGAATAGCTCAATTTGGCGAGCTTTGCGCGGCGCGTCGCAAACGACCAATTGTGCATATCGAGGCATGAAGCCAGGGCAATGGGGTACAGGCGCGAGCAGGCGTTTGCCTGCAGCGAACCGTCCGGGGGATCGATCGAGGAAATGGAAGCCCTGTCGCCAATTCGCGACAAAGCCAAGTTGCAAATGGTGACCACCGAGGCCATGAGACACTCCTAAAAATTTAGGGGGCGCAAGGCCCCCTTCATTCACGACCGCCTTGCGCTACGCACTAGGCGCTGGTTTCCGCAACCGTCGCATTCTTCAACGATGCCGCCTGTTCCGTCGCTCGCCACTGCTGACGGCCAACGGTCAGGAAGCCCGTTACGGCGCCCGCCGTCGGCGCGCCACCGTAATAGAGGCGGATGTAACGGCGGGTCTTGTACGGCATGGCGAACTGAATCACCGTACCGGCCTTGGGCGTCGTCAAAATCTCACCCGCGGCGACCGTATTGAACGTGCCGCTCTTCGTATCGCAGTCCTGAAGCTGAACCTGCAGGGTGCCGGTCACGTCGGACGTCACGACCGCCGTCACTTCGAGCCCCTTGGAAAAGCCCGCACTGCTCGTGCCTTCTTCAAGGTCAACAACGTTCGTCGATGCCGCCGCAGCGGTGAGCTTCTGCTTGTCGGAGAACTTAAGAGAATGATCAACCAACATTTTTCTTCCCTCCTTAGCTGAACGCCACGTGGGCTTCACCCGGGATCAGCGCGTCAACGCGGCGGATAGGCACGCCGTCAAAGGCCGTTACACGCTTACCGGCAATCTGCTCCATCGTGATGTTGACGTTCTTGCCGTTGCGAATCTGCTTGCGCAGGAACGCGGAAACCGTCTTATTGCAGTAAAACGCGGGACGGCCAATAGACTGGTTCGGCAGCGTTTCAAGAGCTTCAATCATCTTGTCGGCGAGGATGCAATCGCCCGTCTGGGGATCATTCTTGAGGGCCTTCACATCGATGTTCGCCAAGCGAACCACATAACGCCAGTCGCGCAGCACAAAGCCAACGTTCCACTCGTAGTGAGAACGATAGCCCTGATAATGGTTGCCGTTGGCGTCATCCAGCGTCACTTCGCCCAAGTCGGTGTTCTTCAGGCCACCGGGCAGACCCTTGGGGTACGTGCAGAACGCCGTGAGCGGCGACCAGCACACGAGCCACATGGAGGTGAGGTTCTTGGTGCCGCCGCAATCGATGACGTTGATGGCGTTTTCCGCCTTCGTCACGTCGCCCGTCGCAAATCGAGGGGCCAGCCCCATGATCTTTGCCGGATCGGTCGTGATGTCGCCAAAGAGCAAAGCGCGCTGGAATTCCTGGTTCATCGATTCGATGAACGCGCGGTTTTCCGTGATGCGGAACGCTTCCTTGTTGCTGTTGATATCCACCAGCTTCTTATCGACTTCGGCGTACGCTTCAAGCATGCCGATGGAATCGGACACCTGAGCGGTCTTGGACTTGCCCGTCGGAACGCCGTAGTTCAGGGTACGCCACGCAACCTGCGGCAGACCCGTGCGAACGGTGGTGATGTTTTCGGTAACGCCGGTAGCTTCGACGAACGTGATGTCATTTAGCATCTCGTTCGTTTCGTTGAGCATTTCGACGATCTCGGTGTCGATCTTGCCGTCCTTCATGGATCGGCTGGTGACGTCGGCGAGAGTCGGATTGAGTGTTGCCATAAATCTCCCTTACTTACATGTCAGAGTTGGGGAAAAGACGACGCTTCGGCGCGGGAGCCCCCTCCCCCGTGACGCCTGTGTCTTGCGACATGGACTTGCCGAGTCGGAAAAACATTCGAACGACGTCGGGATGCGCCGCCAATCCGGTGCGCGACAACAGGTCGTTCAAATCCTTAGTGACAAACTTGCGGTAGGCCGTCGTGGCAATCGCCATGTTCTCGCGGACGTTCTCACCACCAAACTCGGGATCCGTCGCCAAAGATCGGCGCCAGCTCGCCTGGATGGCCGCCGTCGAGGACTGCAACTTGTTGCGCATCGTCGGGACCATCGTCATCAAAAGCTTCTGCGCGCGGTCCTTGGACAAGCCCAACTCGCGGGCCATGGCCGTGAATTCCGGCATGTCCTTCGAGCTGAACGTCGCACCCTTGTCGTCGGCGAAGTCGCCGTAGTCTTCGGGCGCGCCTTCGTCCTGCGGCTTGCCTTCTTCCTGCGGCTTGCCTTCTTCCTGCGGCTGCCCCTGCGCGGGTTCGACCTGAGCGGTTTTAACCGCAGGAGTCGCGGGCGCGGATTCGGCCGAAGTCGTCGATTCAACCGTCGGAGCCGTTTCAGTTACCGCTTCTTCCGCCATCGTTTGATTCCTTCATCATCGAGAAATAGGTCTCGGGGCACACCCGATTGATTTCAGACATCAATCGATAGCCCACATTCTTCTGGCCTTCACGAAAGAGCATCTCTGAGGCAATGTCCTTCAACCCCGGGTCGTACGTGCTACGAAACATCCCAACGCCCGATAAAAGCCGCATCATCAGACGACGACCCCGCCGGTCATTCATGAGCCAACGAAGGTCATTGTCCTGCTGTTCCTTTCGTGCCTGCTTTTCACTTGGTGCGAATTTTTCCAATGCCCGTCCCCCTCATTCGTCAATAGCCCGCGAACATGCCGTTGATGTCTTGCGGCTCCATGGGGTCGATCTGCTGGCCTGCGCCTGCCGCCGACACATCCTTCAAAGCCGAGGCCGCCTGCTGAGCCTGCTCCATCCGTGCCTGCTGAGCCTGCGCCTGAGCACGGGCTTCACGGATTTGCTCAACCTTCTTCGTCGGAACGCACAGTCTGGCGTCCACACCCAAGGCGTCCGCATAGCAGTCAACCCAGTAGTCCGCATCGAACTTGTCCACCACGTCGGCTTTCACGCCGGCAATCACCCCTAGGGCGTTGGTGAAGCGGTCGATGGCGTTGGTGGTCACGGCCTTCTGGCTCTGCGCAAGGATGGAAGTGAAGTCCACCTGGAGCTCCACGTTCTGCAGCTCTTCGGGCAACGGCGGCAGCAGGTTCAGCTCCTGCATGCGCGCGAAAACCAAGGCGATCAACGGATCAAGCATTTCGCTGTTGAGTCGATCGAGCACCGGCCCCAGCATCAGCATCTTCTCTTCGTGGCGTTCCGCGACTTCGGTGGCCGTCATGCGGTTTCCGCCCTGCTCCGTGAGCATCAGGAAAATGTCTTTGTAGAAGGCTTCGTTGATGCGCGAATGCGTTTCCTGAATGTCTTGCAACAGGAAGTCCAACCGCAGATTAACTTCGAACGCCGAGCGCACCATCTGCGCCTGCGCCGTGGAATCCACGAACACCGTGCCGCCCGGCACCATGGAGTCTTCATCGTCCTTCAAGTCCGCGGGCACCAACACCGGCGGATCGGCCTGATAGCTGATTGCTTTCGATTTGCAGAGCTGTTCATCCTGCAGCTGACGCAAGTCGCCCAGCGCCTCCATACCCGGAGACGTACCGTAGATGTCACCGCCCGAAACAACCCAGCGGCCGCACAACGCGGGGAACGTCTTGAAGCCCGTTTCGCGAAGCAGTTTGTTGTCGTCACCGTCAGGCTCAAAATAGACCGACCGATACGGCATGTTTTTCGCATCGAGCTTTTCCGGATCACGCATGTTGCGCGGCTCAATGGCGTTCACCACCGTGAACCATTCGTCGTACAGATGCTCATCGAAGGCCTTCCTCACGGCGCCGGAGCAATGCTCGTAACCGAATTCCTGCACCATCTGCGAACACGTCATACGAAACTCGCGGTACAGCGTGTTCACGCGACCACGGCCATCCGTCGCAATGGCGTATTCCCCGATCGTCAGCGGAACACAGCGCACCACGTCATCCCAGTCGTCAAGTACCAGGACGGCGCAAGTGCCGTATGCCCCCAACTCCTCATACGCCGTATGGAGCCCGCGGTAAATGTTCGACTTGTTGAAGATCATCTGCATGGTCGCAGTGACCTTCCCCAGCCAATCCTTCACCTCATAGCTCTCGTCGAGTTCGGGGTTCATCGTCGTCAAGCGGAACCACGGGCGTGCCGGGCTCGTCATGCCGGCCATCATGCCGCCCGCCAAAGTTCGAAGCGCTCGCGTCCCCGTGTTATCAAGAATGGCGCGGTGGCGCTTGTCGCCGCGGTTCGTGTCGCTCACGAGAAAGCGCCCCGTGCGGGGCGTAAGCACTTCGCTGATTTCCTGCCAGTGCGGCATCCACGAGGAGCGCTCGGACTTGAGCGCCTCCCAGCGTTGCGCGCATCGGGTTTTGAGGCTCTGCGTCATCGCTCATCCCCTCCGAGCTTGCTGTCCTTCGTGAGCTCATCGTCGGTGACGTCCTGTCCCAAGAGCATGATGGGGGTGGCGCCCTGCATGCCCTGACGACTGAGCATGCGGGCGCGTTCCTGCGCCTTGGCGTCATCACTCTCATCCTGCGTCCACGTTGACCCGTGCTCAGGGTTCGCCCCGTCGTACGATCTTGCGAAAAGCACGTCCAAACCCGCCGTCTGGGCGATCTTGCCGAAGGGGTTCTTTACGAGCTCCTTCATAAACCCCGCCGGATTTCGGACGCCCTGCCACGCTTGCTTCGCGATGCTCTTGACCGCTTTACCAACTTTTTTGAACACGCGTCCAATCGATTTGAAGAAACCCATGCTCAGTCCTCCATGCGACTGTTGGGGAACCGCGACGCCGTAGCCGTCTGCATTCCCAGGCGCTTGGCGATGTTCGTAAACATGCGGATGAAGTCAGGGTGGTTCGTGACGCCCGAATACGCCAAGAGCTGGCGCAGTTCGGTTGACGGTGCGAACTCGTCAAAGACCTGGCGCGCCAGCTTCAGGGACGAATCAAAGTTCTGCCCGCCGATCTCCGGGTCCTGCTTGAGCTGCTCAACCCACTGCTTTGCGACCGCGTAGGCCTCGTTCTGCCGCACGTCATCGATGGCCTGCGTCACGCGCTCAAGGTGATCCTGAGACAGTCCGATCTCACGAGCGACCTTGCCGACCCCTTCGTTAAAGGCCGGGCTTTCGCCCTCCACCTCGTACGCGTCGGGTACGTCGTCATGCCCCGAGAATTCTTTGGGCTTGCCTTCTTCCGATTCGGACTTCGGCTCTTCGAGTGTCAGGCCTTCCACTTCTTGCGGTTCGGGCTTCGCCTCTTCGAGTGTCAGTCCGTTGATTTCCTCTTCGTTCATTGACGGCCTCCCAAAAGCGACGTACCACGGCCGAGAATCAAGTCATCCAAGCTCATCGTGGCCCCACCGGGGGTCAGCATCGTTGCCGGCACATCGCCCGAGGTGTTCCCTTCGAGAATCGATTCCGTATCCGCATGGCGCTGATTGGTTTGGTTCATCTCCTGCTGTTGCTGACGAAGCGCGTCCTTCGATGCCTCGTTCTGCATCTGCGCCGCCTTCATCGTCGCCTTCGACGTCTTATTTGCGGAATAAACGGATCCAGCAAACGACAAGACGGCCATCGCCGTATACACTGCCGACATTATTCACTCCTGTGTGTTGAAAGCAGGCGATACGCATCACCTGCGAATTCCTTTTCCGCTTCCTCGATCGTTGTGGCCTTTGTGCCAAAGCACATCGTTCCCCACGTGTCTTCGATCGTGTACACGATGATCTGCCGCCCAGGCAGCCCTTCAAGCACCCGATGACCATCGATGTCAAAGAACGCCCCATCGCAGAAGATCCGGCACTTGCCGTGGACGATCAGCTGTGTGGGCACCCGAACCATCACCGCCGTGCACAAAATGCCCGCGGGTTGCATTACCGTTCGCGAATACATGCCGGCGTGCAAGTGCTGCTCAATCGGAAGATCGACAGTTTCGCCCGTCGATTCCATCCACTCACCAAGCTCATAGACGCGCTTCGACCAAGCCTCGGATACCGCCCCCATGCGGTTGGAATCATCCGTCACCGGAAAGTTTTCCTTCGTCATCGCATATACCTTGCAAAAGGGTTGAACTCGCGTCGGCCCACAGCAATGCGGCTCTCTCGCCGCCCGCTGTACTCGCCGGCGTATTCGTTCACCCGATAAGAAAAAGTGAGCGCCAAGGCGTCCGCGGCATCGGGCGAGCGAAGCCCGCGCTTTTTCATGTCCTTCTTGCTCTCGAGCTTTCGGCGCCCCTGAACGTCAAATTGGTACGTTGGGGATACCAAGTCCTCAGCCAGTTCCTTGTCGTCCGGAATAGACCCTTCCTTGAGCCACTCGGACATGCGATCCCACATCTCCTCGCGCTTTCCGGGGAACTTGTCCTTGTCGTCGGGAGACTGGGCAAAGTTGACGCCCCGCACCGGGAAGCCGTCACTTTTGAGAATGTCCACGGGGCCGCCACCAACGCCGCCTTCGTCAACGAAAACGTGCACGCGCGGCACGCCCATCGTCTTTCTGAGCATCGCCACATGCTCCTTGACCTTGCCTACAACCTGCACCGTGTCAAGGCCGTGGTATCTGCGCAAAGGAATTGAGGCCGCGTCCCGCCCGATACGCGTCACGATCACGGTGTCGTCATCGCCAAAGCGCGCCACGTCCACCCCCACTACCGCGCAGGTAGCCGAGTTCGTCGAAGGCGCGCCGCGGGCAATGGCCGCGCGAACCCGTTCCGCCGGAATGAACTGGTCCGAGCCTTGACTCGGGAATTCACCCTTGACGCGCACCTTGAAGAAGTCGCTGTCTTGGCCGTATTCCTCGGCCCACTTCGCGATCTGCTCCTTGTTCGTAATCGCCACCGAGCGGCTGTCGATCGTGCGGGTATCCCAGTATTTCTTTCGTTTGTGGAAGCATTCGAAGAAGCGGCCTGAGTTTCGCGTCGGGTTTCCGAAAAGAAACATCATCGGCTCACCGTCAGTGAGGCCGCCTTCGGCCACGTCGTACACAGCTTCCGGGATTGCCGAGGCTTCGTCGAAGATGTAGAACGGCGTTGAGCTTGCGGCGTGCAAGCCGGCAAAAGATTCCGCGTTTTCCTCTCGGCAGGTGAGCGCGTCAACACGCCACGTCTCGGGGGACTCCTTGGAGGTGATGGACGTCGATTGGCATTCGAAAAGCTCTCGGACGACGGAGCGCTTCATCCACTTCGTGATTTCAGCCCACGTTTTCGTTTCGAGCTGAGACGCGGTGTTTGCCGTCACAACGCCCTTACAGTTCGGCCTCGTCGCCATGATCCAGCAAACGAGCATCGCCGTGAGGCAACTCTTGCCAATGCCGTGGCCTGACGCCACCGCCATGCGGATGGGATCGACCGCGTGGCGGCCGTCAAAACTGCGGGCGCGCACTTTGCGACCGATGTCCTCAAGAAGCTCGCACACCCATACGTCCGGACCGTACTCGCAGTTTGGATACTGCGCCCGCCACTTGTCGGGAAGCCTCACGAGAGAAGTTTCCGGGCGTTCGCCCCAAGGGAACGCCCACAGGACGAACCGAAGCGGATCGTCGTAGCACGCCGCCAAATCTTCCGCCAATTCCTGCGCGGTTCGTCTGTCCATAAAAAAGCCCCCCAACTAAACTTGGGAGGCAGTTTCCTACGGGCGTAGTGCGTCAATCGTCAAACAAGCGGTAGCAACCGAAGTCAATGGCATAGCGCGCCGGTCGGACGACTTGGTCGACTACACGTTCAACCATTCGCAAATCCTCCATGCCGCCAGCGACAGAACGCCGACCACGGCCGCAGCGGCAAGGAAAATCAGTGCTCGGTGTTTTTTGAAAAAATCCCGTCTGGCCTGAATTCTGTAGACACGCCGCATGCGTACGCGGTGCGCTTGCATTGCGGGGTCGAAGTAGCACTCCTTCATTCCTCGTCCTCCTCGTTGTCCCGTTAGAACTCGCCGCCCAAAGAAAGGCCGATGTAGCACTTCACAATGCGCCCGTCGATGCGGCAAGCGCGGCAGGCAATCCCTTTGCGCTTTAGCGCCTTCGTGAGCTTCGTCTTGTCGCTGATTGCGTGGCTGACGCCGTTTGCCTGGGAGTACTGATCCCACGAAGTCCAGGCCGTAGAGGTCGGAGTGCGTGCGTCCTCGCGCAGGTCGCACCGCTCATCGATCCAATCGGCCAGGATGTCGCTGTCGCGCTTGTACTCCTCCGACTCCCTCTGCACGCGCTCAGGCCTATCGAGCCCCTTCTCGCGGTATTTCTTGACGCCTTCAAGCACCCAGTTGAGGATGCCGGGCAACTCCTTCCTCAGCTCAAGGGAGCGGTTCACATCCTTCTTCACCGCGGTGTCTTTGTCGAAGTTGCGGTCAAACGGCACCGCGTGAATGCGCCGCCACACCCCATCGTCACCGCCATCGATGCGCGGCAGGTAGTTCGTGAGCATCACCGCCACCCACGACGGACGGAAGGTTGATACCTCCGCCTGGTACAGGCCACGGGCGCTGATCTCATCCTGAGACACCAACGCCTTCATCGCCGACTCCTGCAGGCGGGCACGCTGATCGATTTCCGACATCACCACCAGTCGCTTGTGCTTCAACGCGATCAAGTCGGCTCGGGCGCCGCCGACATTGGAGCGGCTGGAGCCGACGCTTGTCATCAGCTCCGCGCTTGCCGTATGCCCATACTCGCCAAAGAGGTCACGCATGACGTTGACGATCGTCGACTTGCCGTTGCACCCATTGCCATGGAAAATCGCCATGATCTCCCGCACGGGCTCCCCAAGAAGCGCGTAGCCGAAAAGGCGCTGCGCGTAATCGACCATAGCGGTGTCTCCAAAGAACACCTCGCTGATCGTCCGCTTGAACACCGGGCAGTCCGCGCCGGCCTCAAAGCGGGTGCCCATCTGAAGGCTCACCAGCTGCTGGGGCGACGGCTCCACAAGCCCGCCCGTCTCAAGGTCCACAACACCATTTCGCACGCCAAGATATCTGGGCTGAGAGTTGAACTCCGACCCGTTGATCCACAGATTGGCGTTCTTTCTCGCTGAGAGCGCAATGCGCTCGGCTCTGCCGGATTGCTGAAGGCGCTTGTAAAAATTCTGCATGGCGGCGTACTCCTCCTTGCCCATACTTCCGTCCTTGGCCGCCTCCCCGATATCCACGCGAAGCAAATCGTCGCAAACGTAGGCGGCAAGCGCCGTGCTGCCGACGGCGGACAACCGCACCCACCGCAGACCGTCGTATTGGTACCAGCAGCCTTCGTCTACGGCGTAGCGCACGGAGCCGCGAAAATACTCGGAAAAGCGGGCGACGCGCCCCTCTTCCGTAAACTCGCGGGCTTTGTCATAGGTTCGCTTCTGCCACTCGCTTTTCAACCACCGGCAGGTGACCGAACGGCGGGTGCGTTGGGCAAACCCGCGCCAGCGATACTCCAGGTCCTGCCGCCCTTTGTAGCTCTTTGCGTCTCGGCTCCACTCGTCCCACAGGTCAAGCGCCTCCTCGGCCTCAGGGCGATTGCCGAACTCGTGGTTCAGCGCCATACCGACGCGAAGCCATACGTCGTAGTCGTCCTTCCCGGGGAAGCCATCAAGCCACGTACGGGCTTCGGCAATGCTCGCGCCCATCGGGTGCTGGGGCATCATCTCCGCCATCAGCGCGTCGTCCGTCCCCTGCACCGTAGAGCCGCCGTCCGCCTCCGCCCAACCATGGGCCTCAAGGACGCGACAGCACGCTTCGACAATCCCCTTTGCCATCTCGTACGAGACGAGCGGCAAAAAATCCACGGGATCGAGCACGGTGTTTATCATCGGCGCCGCGCCTTCCCAATCGTAGGGGCGGTTCGTCGTCGGGTGGATCGCCGCCGCGACGAACTGCTGGCCGTCCCCCAAGAACTCAATGCGGCTCCGCACGGCGTTTTTCTCGTACCACGGCGACGTCAGCTTGCGCCACCCGGCGGCGTCCCCTCGGACGGGCACCAGGAATTTCGGCGCATTGCCGACGCGCACAACCATGTCCTCGGCCTTAAGGCCAAGCTCAGTGGCGACGGCGCAACGCAGAGCGTCGGAGCACTCGACGTCGCCCATGACGTCAACGTCAATGGCGTACACGGGGGTTGCCCCCTTGCCGCAGATGATGCCCACTCCGGCGGCCTGCGTCGAAAACGCTGCGCACTGCTCACGGGTGAGCGGATGCTCGGCCCACGCCTTGCCCATGGGGCGCTTCTCCCCGGGGGTAATGGCGCACACGAGATAGCCGCTCTCGGCGAGCTCCGCGCCGACGGTGCGAATGAAAGACGTCGTCATCACGCAACCTCCCAGCCGTCAATCATGGCAATGAGGTCATCGCGCAGAGCGGACATCTTGCTTGACTTGTGCTTGGCCAGCTCAATGAGCTTGTCCACGGAGGCCTCGCGGGGCTTCTGTTCCCCGGTGGAAGCACGATTAACGGTGGAGATGTTAAGCCCGGTCTGCCGGGCAATCTCCTGCTGGGTAACCCCGTACTCTCTGAGCAGGGCGATAAGTTCTTTGGCGCTGAATTGATAAATCGTCATGTGTGACTCCTATTAGGCGCATCTAATGCGCTATACGGCGGATTATAGCGTCGTAGCGCCTAAAGTCAACACAGTACCGCTTAAAAGTATCAATAGCGAATAAACACGTATATTTCTCTCGATAAAAAAAGCCCCCACGGAATTTACTCCGTGAGGGCTCGTATGCCGCGAAATAGGAGGAACGAAAACTCAACGGTTATCAGTTCGTCGGGCATTGCGCTACCAAGGTCGGCGGCCATGACCACCGGCTTCAGAATTTGGTCCCGGATTTTTGCGTGCCCCGGGGAGGCACGTTCTTCCACAACCCCTCAAACCTAGGAGGACTGCGTCACCCGACGGCGAGCGGCGGCAATTTCACCCGCTATCGCCGTAGAGTCGGTAGACGCCGCCTTTGACCCATATCGTTCGGGGTCCTTCGCCGCGGCGAGCTTTAAGAGCGTGTCGGCGGCGACTTTCGAGCGGGGCACGTTGTCGAAGCGTTTTACCGCCGTCGTCACGCTCCCATCCGCGTAAGTCGTCTCAATCACGTCCTCTTGCAGGTGGGCTTCAGCCGCTGACTCCAGTGCCTTCTCGGCCAGGATGTCCGCGCTGTCCCTCTGTGCCTGCTCGTACTCGTCACGGTGATGCCGCCACGCATAGCTGCGGAGCTGACCGGCTGAAACGCCCAACTGCCTGGCGACCTTGGAGACCGAAAGGCCGTCACGCAATGCGGCAAACAGGTCCGGCATCATCACCTCAAACTGCTCGCTCGATTGCGATACGACCACCGCGGCGGCTTTCGGCGCTTCGTCCCGCTTTGCCACTTTGCGCTTGGCTTTGACGGCGGCCGTTAATGCCTCCTTCACCGGTCGCTTCTGCGGCATCGCTTCCTCCACACCGTCGGTTCCTGCCGACGCGCTTGCCCGTTCACAATCGACCTCACCGTTGAGGCCGGAATTCCCAGCACCAGCGAAATCGATTGACTGGTCACCCCAGCTTCGTTCGCCCTCAGAATCTGCTCGACCGTCTCGTCCGAATACCTCGCCCTCGGGTGGCCTTCCCCAATGCGCCGACCTTCGTCGTTTACGTCGTGCTTCATCGTCGGTTCCTGCTGCTATGGGCGAACTGTACCACGGCGCGCAAAAGAACTTTGGAAATCTAAAGTTGATTTGAGCTTGAAAATTTGCGCGGGATTCGGTCGACCACCCCGAGCGAAGCGAGGGGAAAATGGGGCCCCCGGGGGCCCTTCGGCTAAATCCGAACCGATGCGGACCCCAGTTTTTCAAGCCGGCACGGCCTTCGCCTGCACCCTGCCCGGCAACGGGCGGGGCGGCAGTGGCGGCAGTGGCGGTGGCCGAAGCGCCGGGCGGGGCGGGACTGGCGGCGGGCGGCACCTCCCACCAGGGGCGGCGGCGACGCCGCTTGCCAACTGTCTTTTTCGTGCAGGAAAAGCAAGTGTGTTGATTTTAAAGGATAAAAATGCACTGTTCCCCAAGGAGTTCCCCCATCCGGTGCCTGCGGCGGCGGTCTTTGCCGGGGGCGTCAGCTCGAAATTTTTCGGCTTTTGGCGGTCTGGGCGCGCGCCGCCGACCTTTTTCCACCGCCGTCGGGGGGTGGACGGCATAAAAATTTCAGCTAAAAGCGCGCAAAAAGCGCAAAATCTGCGCTATGCTTGCGCTTTTAATGGCGTTACGCTAAGTAACCCCAAACCCCCCTTTTTCAAACCGTCCCTTTCTTTACTTTTTTTATAAAGGGCCTTTTTAGAACAGGGGGGTAAAGAATTACCTAGCGTAACTTTTTTAGCTTTTTTTTGCCAAAAAAGGGGGGTATCGCATGCGGTCTAGCTTAGCAGAGATAAGGATAGAGAATCTTCGGACTATCGCGGCGGGGTGTTACACTGTAGCAGACCTAAATGCGCGCTTGGGACGCCGCCGCGCGGATCCCTATCTTTACCAGATCCTCCAAGGCACGAAAAACAGGAGTGGGTCAGTCAGAGCGCCCGGCGGCGCGCTTTGTAAAGAGATCGAAAAGGCCTTTGGGCTCCCCGCGGGGTGGATGAACGCGCCGCACGCCGCCGCCGTCCCGCCCGAAGCGTCCGGCGTCCCGCCTCCTTCGCCCGCCGCGCCACTTGCACCATCAGCCGCCCCGCTGCTTTCCGCGGAGGCTGGAGAAACTTTTTTGCTTGACCCGCGCTTGTCCGCCGGCCTGCCGAAAAACCTAGCGGTCTTCCTAGTCTCTGATGAGACTATGGCGCCGCGCTTTTTCCCCGGGGACGTGCTTTTGATTGATCTAGATCAAGCCGCGGTTCGCGCCGGGTTTTTCGTAGTGGAAGCGGCGGGGAATGTCATCTTGAGAAAGATCGGGGTGGACATCGTCGGCCGAAAGATCGTCATGGCCGACGGCTTGCCCGGCGTGATCGTGCCCGTCACTGAGGTGAAGATCCTCGGGGCGGTCGTCCGGGCTTTTCGCCCCGTCCGGCCATAAAAAAAGCCACTGGCGCTTCCAGTGGCTTTCAGCTTTTCGACTTTCAAAGCTCCGACTTCGTCAGCCTGCGCAAAGTCCTCTGGCTTTCGACTACCAAGATCTCGACCGCTTGCGTCTTTGGCCGCTTATAAAGCTCGGCCGCCGCGCGCTGCGCCTGGATAGAAGACGCGTAGCAGCGCCCGCAAAACTCAGAAAAGCCGTCGAAATACGTGATCTTGATAAGATACATTTTTAAGCCTCCTCACCATCGATGTACTTTTTTAAAATCTTGAGCGCGTCCGGCGCCGCGGCTTCGACCGCTGAGCGGCGGGCCTTCGAAAGCGCCCAGTAAAGCGCCGTGGGACCGCCTGCCGCGTCTTCGAGGAGTGCTCTTTCTTCGGCGCTTGCTTCTCGGTAGTCCCCGTCCGCTTCGCTGTAAGACATAAGCGGGGCGTCAGCGTCCTCACAGTCAAAAGTCCCGTCGGCGTACCACGCCGCGTCAAAGCGCTGCGAGTACTCGCGCCCTTTGAGCGCGAAGAAGACGCACCCGCCGGGGGTCCATACGCTATCGGGCCCCTCATCGAGCCGAAAGTCCATCGGCTCTAAGACGCCACTGATCCCGGCACGGACGGTGAGCGCGCCCGCTTTAACTTCGTGCCCGGTGACGGCTAAATATGCATACATTTTTATCTCCTTCTCTTGTACGCGGTTAAAAAATTCCCGAGGCTTTACGCGGCCTCAGTCGCGCGAATTTCTATGATCTTTTTACTCGCCGCGGCTTTTCTAAAGCCGTGCGCTTCGAAAGCGACTACAGGCCGCCGCGCGCCGCCCTTTGCGCAGAGCGTGCAGGCCTCGCAGGTGATGCCCGAGAAGCGCGGATCTTGCGCGAGGCATCGGACGACCTTGCGCCCCGCGGGCGTCTTTTTCGGCGGCTCTTCGCCCGCGGGGAAGGCGAGTACGGCGGGCAGTCCGGCATCTAAGACTGCGTCACACTGCCCCGCGGTTTCGCAAGAGAAATTGATGACGAAGCCCGCGGCCGCGGCCTCTTTCGCGATTGTGAAGTTCCTTTCACTTTTCTCGCAGTGCGTGTAAGTGAAAGCGCGTACTTTGGCGGCTTTAAAGACGGCGGCCAAAGCCGTCACCAGGCCCTCGTCCAAATCGTCCGTCCCGGCGCGCGCCATATCCCCGCACACGTTATGCCGCACTACCGCGCCCGGCTTCGCCGTGGTCCAGCGGCTCAAAAAGAGCTTGTCAGCCAAGTCTTTCAGTGTCTGCGCTCCTTCACCGTCACACTTATCCCATACGGCTTTCGTGCGCATCGACTCGCCATAGCACCCGCCTTTGCCTTTAAAAGCGCAGTGCGCAGGGCACGTCGAGCGACTGGAGTAAGTCTGGAAGATCCGCCCGGTCTTGAGGTTTTTGGACTCCGTGACGATCCGCAGAAACTTCCGGTCTGTGACTTTTTCTTGCATCTTGGGGTTCCTTTTTAGCGCTGCATGCGCTTTTCTCTTAGGCGTACTTTAGGCGCTTTAGTAGCGCTATGCAACTCTTTTAGCGCCCATTAAGCGCAACATTTGACGAAAATCAAACGAAACAGGCGTTTTTAGGGGTTTTTACTACTGCACGCGCTGAAAAACCAGCGCGTAGGATTCGTACTGCGCTGGTGGAAAGCCGTAGCGCATAAAAATTGCGAAGCTATAAAAACGGCCACCCGATAGCAGGCGGCACCCCTAGAAAGAGGTGCCGCCTTTTTTTTCACCAGTGCCGAGCCGGGATTTCGGATTTCGAATCGGCTCGAAGTTAGGCCGAGTCAAAACTGAAAACGCGCGGATTGCATCCGGGTTGTCTCCCGTTTTGAACGAGGCGATCGATAGGAGATGAGGAACGAAAATGGAACAAAAGCTAACTTTTCCGCCGCACGTGGCGGATGCATTCAGAAACGCCATCCGCGCCATGGAAGAGGTTGTGGCGGCACTTGAATCCGCCACCGAAACGCCGGCCAAAACCCCCGACACGGGGGTTGCCGCCCCGGCGCAGGTCGAAGATAGCCCGGCGCCCGCGCCGCAGGCTCCTGCCGCTACGCCGACGGAGAGCGCAAACGAACGAGGCGACCGTCCGCAGGCTTCGGAGTTAAGCGCCCTCGTCGCCCGCGTTCGCGTGGCGATGCAGGACCCCGAGAAATTCCCGACGCTTCGGAGCACGGTGATTTCTCAGCGCTTGGTGGCCGTGAAGTCGGTGGCTGAGTGGCCGGACTTCGATGCGTGGGACGCCGCGCTCAAACAGGTGGGGGTGTAGTCATGGCCCACTCCCTTTTGTCCCCCTCGTCCGCGCACTGCTGGACGAAGTGCCCCGGCGCCGTCGCCCTCATCGAGAAGATGCCGCCGACGGACGACACTTCGGCCTACGCCGAGGAAGGAACCGCGGCGCATGAGCAGGCGCAGCGCGCCGTCGAATCGGTGTTTCGTGGTGAACCCACAGAGCTGACGGGAGACGAAACGATGCGCTCTTGCGCATTGGGTTGGGCTCGGATGCTCTCAAAGCGCATCAACCGAAACCACCTGTTTTTCTGGGCGGCAGAACGCCGCCTGGACACGTCGGCGGTCACGCGGCACGAGGGTGACGTCGGCACGGCGGACTTTCTCGCCATCACCGCGGACGGCGTGCTCACCATCGCTGATTTCAAGTACGGCATGGGGGTTGAGGTTGAGGCCGAGCGCAACCTCCAGCTCTCGATCTACGCCCTTGCGGCTTTGCGGGAGTTCGAGAACCAACTCGATATCCGCGCCGTGCGCCTGGTGATCTTTCAACCTCGCATCAGCCGAGTTGAAAAGGTTTTCGAGTGGGATATCTCCAGCCTCAAGGCCTTCGGCAAGGAGATCACGGCGGCCGCTGAGCTCGCAATGTCTCTCATCGACAAGCCCGAGGCTCTTGACAACCTCGTGCCGGGTGAAACCCAGTGCCGTTTCTGCAAGGCCAAGGCGATTTGTCCCGCCCTGCAGGCCAAGACGCGGGAGCTGACGCTTGCGCATTTCGACATCGTCGAAGAGCCGCCGAAAAAGCTCGAGCTGCCGGCGACGAACGAACAGCTTGCCCGCGCCCTGCCGTGGCTCGATTCCATCGAATCTTGGTGCTCTTCCGTCCGCGCTATGGCGCTGGCTCGCCTTACCCAAGGCGAACGCATCGCTGGTTTCAAGCTCGTCGCCGGGCGCCGAGGAAATCGCAAATGGGCGGCCAACGCCGAGGAGCGCATTTGCGCAATGCGTATCCGACGAGACGTTCTTTACACGAAGACGCTCATCAGCCCGGCAAAAGCCGAAGCCGCGCACGAAAAAGGGCTCATCGGTCCGCGCCAGTGGGCGCAAATCAAAGCGCTCATGACGCAGGCGGAAGGTAAGCCCACCGTCGCGCCGGAGTCCGACAAACGAGAAGCCTTGGCGATGAACGTCAAGGATCAATTTGAAGTCATCGAACAGTAATTTTTAGGAGAAAAAAAATGGCTCGATACAAGCAGGTAATGCTCGAAGGCGTTTGCACCTTCCCCAAGCTCTTCGTTCCCGAGGAATACAACGGCGTCAAGCAGTGGTCCTGTGGCGTCATCCTCACGGATGAGGCCAAGGAGCGCTTTCTCAAGGCCGCCCACCAGGTGATCGAAGAAACCGCCGGCGCCGACAAGGTGGAAGCTCTGCTGAGAAAGTTCAAGGGCTCCCGTCAGTCCTGGCCGTTGCGCGAACTTGACGACGGCGCTTTTTCGATCAGCTCCAAGCGCAAGGAAGACAAGGGCGCTCCCATCGTCATCGATCAGAAGAAGCAGATGATTGCTTCGACGGCAGGAAAACCCTACGCCGGATGCCAAATCAAGATGCTTGTCACGGTCTACTTCTACGACAAGAACGGCGGCGGCGTGACCACCTACCTTGAAGGCGTCCAGTTCGTCGCCGACGGCACGCCGCTCTCCGGCGGCTCTACGGCGGGGCAGATTAAGAACGCGTTCGACGTGATCGAAACGCCTGAGGTGCCGGTAGAAGAAGACGACGACCCCTTCGGCGGCATGTAAGGCGGTGGGGGCGGGCGCTCTTCGGATTGCCCGCCCAAATAGGAGGAACGATGCTTTTATTTTGCGACCTTGAGACGTTCAGCCCGGTGCCGATTTCCTGTGGCACCCACGCGTACGCCGCAGGCGACGGCGCCCGCATTCTGCTCTGGGGGTTCGCCATCGATGACGCGCCTGCCAAGGTGTGGCAGGTCGGGCACGAGCCGATGCCCGAGGATTTGAAGGCCGCCATTGAGACGGTGCGGCGCGATCCCGAAGCGCGCCACGTGTGGCACAACGGCGCCAATTTCGACACGGTTTTCATCGAGAAGACGATGCCCGAGTGCGCGCTGCCGCTCGAGCGCATCGAAGACACGATGCTGATCGCTTTTCAGCACGGGCTTCCCGGTTCGCTGGCTGACCTGAGCGTCGTCTTCAAGCTTGGCGAAGACAAGGCCAAGGACCGAGACGGCGCGCGCCTGATCCGTCTTTTTTGCGTCCCGCGCCCCGACAATGAGGGCAAGCCCTTCACGAAGGACGACCACCCCGAGGATTGGGAAAAGTTCGTCAACTACTGCCGACTTGACGTTGAAGCCGAGCGCGAACTCTACCGGCGATTGCCGAAAGTCAACTGCAACGGCGACCGGGAGCTGATGCTCCTGGATGCGCGCATCAACCGCCGCGGGATGCTGATGGACGTGGAGCTTGCCCAAGCCGCCGTCGCAGCGACGGAGGCGGAGCAACAGCGCCGCCGCGGGCGCACCGCGGAGCTGACGCAGGGTGAGCTTGACTCAACAACGCGCACGAAAGCCACGATCAATTTCATCAAAGAGACGTGGGGCGTGGAGCTGGCAAACATGCGCAAAGGTGAGCTCGAGCGCCTGTGCGAGAACGAAGACTTGCCGGAGCCCATGCGCGAACTGCTGCGCATTCGTCTCGGGTCCGCCCGTTCGAGCACGAAGAAGTTCCAAGCGCTGCTCAATGCGGTGGGCGCCGACGGGCGCCTTCGCGGATGCCTTCAGTTTCGCGGTGCCGGCAGAACGGGGAGATTCGCAGGGCGGCTTTTTCAGCCCCAAAATCTTCCCCGCCCCACGATGAGCAACGGGGCAATCGAAGAAGCCATTGCGGACCTCAAAAGCGGCGCGGCTGACTTGATTTACCCCGACGTTGGCGCCGTTGCCGCAAGCTGTCTTCGCGGAACGATCATCGTGCCGAAAGGCAAGCGTATGGCCGTCGCGGACTACTCGAATATCGAGGGCCGCGTGCTTGCGTGGCTTGCCGGTGAGCAGTGGAAGCTCAGCGCCTTTCGCGAGTACGACACGCTGATCGCGCGTGACGGCAGTTGCATCCCTCCCGAGGAGCGCTACATCCGACGCCATGAGATAAAGCTCAACGACAAGGGCGAACCGATCCATGTCGGACACGACCTTTACAAGCTGACCTACGCGAAGGCCTTCAACGTCGATGTTGAGAAGGTGACGAAGGCGCAGCGACAAATGGGCAAGGTGCTGGAGCTCGCCATGGGCTACGGCGGCGGCGTGGGGGCGTTCGTGACGTTCGCCAGGGGCTACGGCATCGACCTCAAGGAAATGGCCGAGGCGGTGCTTCCCACCATCCCCGCGGGCATTCACGAGCAGGCCGAGAAAGGTTTCGAGTGGGCGGCGCAGGCCGGGAAGGTTCCTGACGGCATGAGCCGCACGGTGTGGGTCGCTTGCGACAGCGTGAAGCGTCTTTGGCGGCGCGCCAACCCGAACATCGTGAAGCTTTGGGCGGCCTTCGACGACGCGGTTGCAAACGCGTTCGGCGGAATGCGCGGCGCGGCAGCCGCCGGCGGCAAGGTGCGCGTGTGGGTCTCGAAAGGTTGGCTCATGATGAAGCTGCCCAGCGGGCGATACCTTTGCTACCCCGGCGCACGCTTTGACGAGGAAGGGTGCACGTTCAGTTATATGGGCGTTCACCAGGTCAGCCGCCGATGGATGCGCCTGAAAACCTATGCGGGCAAGATCACGGAAAACGCCACGCAAGCGGTTGCCTGCGACGTGCTGACCAACGCCCTTTTCTACGTGGAATCGGCCGGCTTCGACCCGATTCTCACGGTTCACGATGAGATTTTGACGGAAGCGCCGGACGATGAGGCGCACGACGCCTTCGCCTTGGAGCACGCCATGGAGGCGGGCCCCCTTTGGGCGGACGATTTGCCACTGGCGGCGGCGGGATTCACAGCTTACAGGTACAGAAAATGAAATCAACGTTTTCGATTCGATCTCGGTTTCGTGGAAAGGCCCTTGCGATGGCCTTTCCCGACTTCAACCGGCGCCTTCAGAAGTCGTGCGAGCTGCAATGGAGCGACGCGGGCGACGACGTCGTCGTTGGTCTGCGAGGCGAAGGGGGGACTTGGGCTGTGGCGATTCCGAAGCTCGACATTGAGGAACCTCGCCTTTTTGAACGGGAGGATGAGCCAATTGAGGAAACCGAAATGACGCCCGAAGGAAAAGTTGTTGCTGGCATCAAAGCGCTCGTGAAATCCATGGGCGGCGAGGTCCGCAAGTGCCAGTGGGTTGGGCACAACGGCGCTCCCGACCTCTTCATCATGCTCAATGGGCGGCACCTGTGGATCGAGGTGAAGGCACCCGGGAAGAAACCGCAAGAGCATCAGATGCGCGAGATGAAGCGGATGTGCAACGCCGGGTGCGCCGTCTTTGTGACGGATTCTGTCGAAGGCGTTCAAGAGCTTTTGGGGGTGTTCAATGGCGCACGTTGAAACGGCCGTGTAGGAGGTGGCGATGAACGTTTTTGAACCACGCCCTTATCAGAGGCTCATCATCAACCACGTCCTCGCGCACGATCGGTGCAACGTGTGGGCGGGTATGGGCACCGGCAAAACGGTCTCCACTTTGACGGCGATCAAATATCTGCAAGACATGCTCTCGCCCAAGCCCGCGCTCGTTGTCGCGCCGCTGCGTGTGGCGCAAAGCACGTGGCCCGATGAGGTGAAGAAGTGGAAGCACTTGGAGGCCATGCGGGTTTCCGTCGTCACCGGCACCCTTGCGCGTCGACGCAGGGCACTTCAAACCCAGGCCGACCTTTACTGCACGAACTACGAGTCGCTCCCGTGGCTGGTCGAGGAGCTGGAGGATTGGCCCTTTGGCGTCATCGTCTGCGACGAATCCACCCGGCTCAAGGGGTTCCGACTTCGCTCGGGAACGCAGAGAGCCAAGGCCTTGGCCTCGGTGGCCTTCAAGTCGGAGCGCTTCATCGAACTGACGGGGACCCCCACCGCAAACGGTCTTTTGGACCTTTGGGGGCAGGCGTGGTTTCTTGACAAGGGCGAGGCCCTGGGAAGAACCATGAGCGCCTACCAGCAGAGCTTCTTTTATCCCGTTCGCACGGGCGGCGAAGCGTACATGGTCAAGTGGCTCCCGCAGGCGGGGGCGACGGACGCCGTGACCGAGAGGCTTGCGCCGGTCACCGTGACGGTGAGGGCGGAGGATTTCTTCGACATAAGCGAGCCGATCGTGAACGACATCGCCGTGGATTTGCCGGCTCCCGCCATGCAGACCTACCGACGCATGGAGCGCGAATTCATCGCCACGCTGTCGGCGGGTGAAGTGGAGGCCGTAAACGCTGTGGCGAAGCTGGGCAAGCTTTTGCAGATCACCGGTGGCGCGCTCTACCTTGAGGACGGCACGGCTGAGCCCATCCACACGGCCAAGCTCGATGCCCTGCGCTCCGTGGTGGAAGAAGCCGCCGGCGCCCCGATCCTTGTGGCGAACCAGTTCAAGTTCGAGGCGAAGATGATCCTCGACGCCTTCCCCGGAGCCCGCGCACTTGACAAGGACCCGCAGACGATCCGCGATTGGAACGACGGAAAAATCCCCATCCTCGTCGCCCACCCCGCTTCGTGCGGCCACGGGCTCAACCTGCAGGACGGCGGAAACATCCTCGTTTTCTACAGCCTTGGCTACAACTTTGAGCAGTACTCGCAAATGTGCGAGCGCATTGGCCCGACGCGGCAAGCGCAGGCAGGCCACCCGCGGTCGGTGTTCATCCATCGGCTTCTGGCGCGGAACACCGTGGACCAATCCGTGGTGAGCGCCCTGCGCGAAAAAAAGAACGCGCTTGACTTTCTTTTGGAGAAGATGAAATGAGTAGAAAAGAAGGATCCCAGCCAAAGAAAAGGAAAGTGCGCAACAAGCGCTACGACCCGACGCGCTATGCGGAAAAGCCGCCGAGGATGTCCTTGCAGACGGCCGAGGAAATTAAGGGCATGTACCGCGACGTGCAGCTGGCCGTCGAGTTGCGACTGCACCGCGGCGAGTTCGAGCGTCCGGACGTGCTCAATCTCGGCTCGACGATCCTGCTTGCGACTTTTTGCCTGTATCGCGGCTACGGAGTTGACGGCGAGTACATCGCCGGCGAGTACGGCGCCGAGTGGGTCGCCATGCAGGAAGCCTTCAAGCGGTACTCCGATCGCACGGTTGAGACGGGTAGCTACACGTGCAAAGCCGACGAGCTCGACGCCATTCGTGCGGGCTTGGAAGTTGCCGGCGAAGTCATCAACGCATGCATCGATGCCGATCCGGTGCGCGTCTCGGAACTTTTCCTGTGCACCGAGGATCTGCACGACCTGCCCGAGGACGTACACAAGCGCACTCACTGGCTGGATGTGAAGCTCGAGAAAATTCGCCGATGGCGCACTCGCCTCGGCTACGAAGCGTCGGAGGCGCGATATGGCTAAAGATTATCGATTGGAAAACTTAGACGGCTACCTGATCGACTACGACGAACGGATCGGCTATTTCTTTTTATCTAAAAACAAGGTGACGAAGTCCTACATCATCGGGCACAAGCTTGTGGATGAGTACGGGTGGGAAATGCGCCCATTCGATCTTGTCGATGGTGAGAAACTCCGCCAGTACATCCTCTATGTCAACCCGCAGTTCGCACACCCTGCGTGTGCGGGGCGGCCTACGGATTTGCACTGGCGCCTGTACGACCTCGATGGCAGGCCGCAGATTCGCGACTATATGGACCGTGACATTTGCGATGCCAGGGACGCGCAACTGCAAGCGAAGATCGAAAAAGAAGTTGAGACAGCATGGGCACAGCTCCGCCTGCAAACCGCCATCACCAAGATGGTGCTCGTCAACCGGATTACTTTTTTTGAACGCTGTCGCTCGGAGAAAATGAAATGAGCAGAAAAGGTGGACCACAACCCAAGACGGTCGCCATGTTCGCTCGCCTTGACGCGGCGGCCGAAAGCTGGGCGCCCATCAGCATGCTCGCCGGCATGCTGGGGGACGAATACGGCAGGCCGTATTCGTACGCCTGTAAGGTGATCCGCGCCTGGGCTCAGTCTCGTGGCACGCGGATCAGTGTGGCCTTTGCAGGCCGCACGACGTTTTATTGCTCCCGACGGAACGCCGGTCTGGATGCCGGCGTTATCGCCGCGCAGGTGTGGGGTCAGCTTCCTCAGAAGTTCCGCGACCACCGTCCGTATTTGCGGCTTCTCGAACTTGACGAGCGCCTGCACGTCATCCTCATGGCGGCGGGCTGGTTTTTGCACGGGCGAAACGATTGCCGCCTTGCCTTTAATCGCTGGGCAAAGAAAGCGGGACGGCAGGGAATCGAAAGAAAACTTTGACCACAAATTCACCTTAGGGGAAAACCCAAAAATGATCGAAGGAACAATGACGAGAAAAGAGGTGAAGGACCTCTTCGGGATTTCAGAAGCGACCCTTTGCGTGTGGGTGAAGAAAGGAAAGCTCCCACCGCCGATCGCAATTGGACGAAACAGCTTCTGGTTTCGTGATGTCATCGACCAAGTGGTCGAAGGGATGAAGGCCGCGCAATTTGCGGCGGTGCGCTCAGGTGCTCAAAGGCGCTCAGGCGCTCTGCCGCGATTGTAATACAAATGTTGACGAGTAAGGGGGCGGCGAACGGGCGACAATTTGTTGCATTGAATGATCAGTGAGACACCAATGCCTTACAAAACGCCGGATTCTTGGATGCCAATCATTGCCGCCGCCGCGGCTCTGCTCGGCGCATTCGCAAGATGGAAGGAGAGCAACATGCTTTGCAAGCCGTTCAGCCCCCTCACGTTTTTTTCAGACATGCTCATCAGCGCCTTCCTCGGCCTCATGGCCTTTTGGGTGGTGATGGATTTGAACCAACCGGAAAGCTTTGCCGCGTGCACATCGGCGGTCGTCGGGAACATCGGCTCCCGCGTCTTTGATATTTTGCGCGCGCTCTTTTTCCGAAAGCTCAAAGGGGATACTGTAAATGACGACAAACCAGAAGCGTGAGTTTTCCCAGTGGGAAGCCGTGCTCGCGGCACCGCTCGTGAAAGAATTCGAGGGTCTCAAACTTGAGGCGTATCTCTGCCCTGCGGGCGTGCCAACCATTGGCTACGGGCACACAGGCGGCGTGCGCCTGGGCGAACGCGTCACCAAGCAGGAGGCCGATCGCCTGCTGACGGAGGACTTGGAGAAATTCAAACTGCAGATGCGACGCTATGTCACCGTGCCCGTCACCCGCGGGCAGTTCATCGCCCTCCTGGATTTTTGTTTCAATCTCGGTGCCGCCAGGCTGAGAATCTCCACACTTTTAAAGCACCTCAACGCCGGCCATGAAGACCTCGCCGCGAACGAGTTCCACAAATGGCGATTCTGCAATGGCAAGGTGCTCGAAGGTCTGGTGAGGCGCCGTGCTCGCGAAGAAGCGTTTTTCCGAGGCCAGGCATGAACTGGAGCACGATCGTATTGGTCGGCAGCTGTGTCCTGACCGGCATCGTGGTGGGCTATGTGGACAACAGCCACTACGGTCGGCGGATTGCGCAGATGCAGGCCGAGCAGGCGAGAGCCATCGAGAAGATACAGGCCGAACGAAACAAAGGACTTGCAAATGCAACGAACACAATTCTTCTTGCGCAAGATGAGTACAACGGTCTGCGCGCTGAGCGTGATCGCCTGCTTGCCAGGCTGCGCCACGCAGGTGCCGATGCCGGAGCGGGAAATTCCGTCGAAGCTCTTGGAGCCAGAGTTGCCGAACTCGAAAAGTTGGTCAGCCGAATGGCTGAAGCTGCTTCAAGATGCGGAGACGGTTTTGAGCGGTGCGCCCAAAAGCACGACGCCCTCGCGGAGGCCGTGAAATGAAAGACATGGTGAATCACCCCCAGCACTACGCCGAGCACTATGAGCATGAGGTGATCGAGCTGACTGAGCTTTTGAGCTTCTGCTTGGGCAATGCCGTCAAGTACCTGCTTCGAGCGCCCTACAAGGGGGGTGAGAAGGAAGACCTTCAAAAGGCCGAGTGGTATCTTCGCCGCATGGCGGAAACCTTCTCCGTCGAAGAGTGCAAGGCGCAGATCGTTCGGCGCCCCGACAATTTCTCATCCCTCCTTTTCTCTTTTCGCCACCCCCTCGTGACGGAAATCGTGCTCGCCTGCGACCACGGCGACAAGCCGGCGCTTTACGCCTGCCTCATTCACCTGGGAAAGACGATTCAATCACTGAAGGAAGTCTCGCATCCGCGGGGCTTTACTGGAGGACACGACATGACGACTTGGCACCCCTATCCGGATGTCCCACTACCCAAGACTGAATTTTGGCAGCTCTACCTCGTGACGGCGGTTCCGGTCTTTGGCGATAACAAAAAGCCTTACGTAAGGATGGCCTATGGCCGGGGTGATTTTTGGGGCTACGAACGAGAGTTCACGGTCATTGCGTGGGCAGAACTTCCAGCCCCCTATCAGAAAGCGGAAACAGGGAGTGAGGCATGAGCGAGACGAAAACCGTATGGCATAAGTATCCGGAAGAACTGCCTCCTGATGACGGACGCTACTTGATCACAGCGCATGACTACGGCGACACCATCGAGCGTCCGCGGATCGATGTTGACTTTTTCGACAAAGATGCTGGCCGCTTTTTGTTGCTCGACTGGGATGGCACTGATAAGGGCTGGTGTGTCACGGCCTGGGCAGAGTTGCCAGAGCCTCCCCACCCGTAACCCCTTCGGCCGCCGTCTGTGATGTGTGCAAGCGTAGGGTACTGCGCAGGCGGCGGCCTTCCTTCTGAACTAATCACCAAGCCGCCCCAGCGAGACTTTTGCAATCATTTTTGTTGACAACGTGCACAAATATGTGTACAGTTGCAGTGTTCGTTTTGAAGGAGATGCCTATGAAGCATAAAACCTTCATCGACGAACTAAGGGCCGCAGGGGTAAGGATTGAGAACGGCACCCGCCACCTCAAGCTCTACTACAAAGGCAAGCAAGCCACTTGCCCGCGGCACCCAAGCCAAGAGATCTCCGACGCGTTCGCAAAGAAGATCAAAAGACAACTTGGGTTACCTAGTTAACAAGTTCGTTTGATGAACCGAGGGGGGTGGCTCCCCCTCGATATCATCAGCGGAAAAAGAAAAGGAAAATTTGCCGTGTCGTCTGCTTTCCGCTTTCCCGCGCAAGTTGAGCCGAACGGCGATGGCGGATTTATTGCTTCCTTCAAGGATGTCCCTGAAGCTTTGACCGAAGCAGCCACCATGGAGGAACTTAAAGCTAACGCGCTGGACGCACTTATTACAGCCATCGATTTTTACATCGAAGAGCAGCGTCCGTTCCCTAACCCATCCAGCGCTTCCCCAGAAGACCTAATCGTAGAATTGCCTCCTTCCGTCATCGCTAAAGTCCTGCTCTTAAATGCTATGGTCGAAACAAAGACACGCCCCGTCGACCTAGCCAAAAAATTGGGCGTTTCTCGACAAGAGGTCAATCGCATAACCGATCTGCATCATGCGACCAAAATTGACACTATTGCCCGAGCCCTTTATGCTTTGAACCGCCAGCTGAACGTTTCTGTTTCTTCTGCATAACTCATCGTCCCTTCGAAACGAACACTGAAAGGGCTCCTGACCATGTCAGGGGCTCTTTCTTTTTGGGTCTCCCCCGGGCGGCTTTTTCGCACTCTCTTCAAGTCTGGAACACTCGGGCTTTGCGCTTATATTGGGCAATTTTTTAGCAAGCAAGATATTTTCTCGAATGCTTGCTAGAATTTGCACATGTATTTAATTCATGTGGTATCTATATGCAAGACACAAAACAATCAAAAGGAGGAAAGGCAAGAGCAAAATCTCTGACTCCGAAAGATAGAAGCGAAATCGCTAGAAAAGCAGCTCAATATCGGCATCTGAAAGCGCTGTATTTCGGAAACCTTCAGAAGGACTTGGGGGTTGATGTCGATTGCTACGTCCTGAACGACGATAATCGAACCGCCGTCATAAGCCAGAGAGGAGTGGCAGTAGCGTTGGGGTTGATGGGGGGCGGCGGAACCGCTTTTATTCGGTTCATGAGCGGGAAAACAATAAGCGCTTATGCTGGGCCGGAACTTTCTAAAAAAGTTCAAAAACCCCTTGTATTTCAGAGCTCCCTCAATGGCCCCGAAGTTGAGGTCTACGGCTACGACGTGACGATCCTTATAGACGTTTGCAGAGCGATCATCAAGGCCAACGAGGATGGGAAGCTCACAAAAAACCAACAACACCTCATTCGAGCCGCAACGATTATCACTGGAGCTTGCGCAAAGCTAGGCATTCAGGAACTTATTTACAAGGTTGTTGGACTTGACTCTACCAAAGAACAATTCCTGATCGCTTTCCGACGCTTTGTTCAAGAGGAGGCAAAACGATACGAAAGCGAATTCCCAATAGAGTTGTATCAGGAATGGACGCGACTGTATGACATTCCTATGCCTGAGCGCGGCTGGCCATGGAAGTTCAAGTCTCTCACAATCGCTCATGTATACACGCCGTTGGCAAAAAGCAACGGGAGAATTTTGAAGCTCTTACGAGAACAAAAACACAGTCACGATACCGGCACAAACAAGAAGTTGTTCCAGTTCCTGAGCGACATCGGCACCAAGGCGCTTCGTTTCCAGCTTGGCAGAGTTTTGGAGATGGCCGAATCATCTCAAACCAGGGAAGAGTACGAACAAAAGATTGTCGACCGATTTGGCGGTCAAATGACACTGCCCTTGGAGCCGAATTCTTAACCTCTAATTCTTTTTTGAGCCGCCTCCGGGCGGCTTTTTCGTACCACACAAAGCCCCCGCAAACGCGGGGTTTTCTTTTTGGGGAACAGATTTTTTTCGGGGAACAATCAGGGGAACAACCCGCGCGAAGCCCTGCAATTTCAGGAACTGAGATTTCCAATTAGGAAATAAGTGTTTCCCCTACGCCAGAGCCAGCTGATACGCCGTTACGCTAGTTGTGCGTTGTTTTAAAAAGACTTTTATCCTCTTGTTATCTCTGATCAACTCTACTCCGCTCTCGACGAACCACCGTGATTTACGGTAAACTCGCGGGGAAATCGGGGAACACTTTGGGGAACACCACCCCCTCAACGGAGAGCAGAATGGAAAAGAAAAAGGTCTCGGACAACCTCTACCTATATACGCGTGGGGGCTCATCGTACTACATATTTCGCGGCACCGTGGGCGGCAAGCGCATCGAGCGCTCGCTTGGCCGCGCTGATCAGATGGGGATCAAAGAAGCGAAATTCAAAGCGGCCGAAGTCCTGACAACGGAGCAACCGAAGCGCCCGGACGAAATGACTTTCGGCGACGTCTGCCACAAAGCCCTCGACGACATCGCGCTCATCCGCCAGTGGAAAAATGAAGCCACGACGCGATCCGTTTGGACGTCACAGATCGAGCGGTTCGCCATGCCTGTGCTGGGGGACATGCCGCTTGCGTCCATCGGGCGCGACGACGTGCTCGCCGTGGTCAAGCCGCTATGGATGATGAAGACTGAGACCGCCGCCGACCTTCAGCAAAAGCTCGAAGCGGTTTTCAACTGGGCGATCACGCGCGGTTTCGTCACTCACAACCCCGCCACGTGGCGCGGGAATCTTGCGCTGTTTCTGCCGCCTGTGGCGAAGGCGCACACGACGAAGCATCGGGAAGCCCCCACGATGGAGGAACTCCGCGCAGCGGTGGCGAGTCTGCGCGAGCGGCAAAGCCCCTCTGCGCGTATCCTGCTCTTCACCATCGCAAACGCCTGCCGCGTCAGCGAAGCGCGGCTCGCCCTCGGGAAAGAAATCAAGGACGACACGTGGCTCGTGCCCCCGGAGCACATCAAGACTCGCGAGTCGGCGGCGCTTCGCAAGCCCTTGTCCTCGCTGGCACTGGAGGCAGTGGGCGACGGCGCGGATCCCGACCGACTTCTGTTCCCCAGCCGCGTGACGCGCGGCGCTGTCGTTGCGTCGACTCTGCTCGATGCGTTCCGCGACATCTGCCAGCGCCCGGAGGGTGAGCCGAAGGTGACGGTCCACGGCATCCGATCCACCTTCCGTGATTGGTGTGCGGATACGGGTGTGCCGGACGCCGTGGCGGAAAAAGCGCTCGGCCATCATTGGGGAAACAAGGTTACGAGCGCGTATTTTCGTAGCGACATGCTGGAGGAAAGACGAAAGGTCATGCAGGCCTGGGCGGACGCTTTGACGAATGACGGGCCCTAGGCGGTTTACCTTTTCTTCCGCCCATTGGGGAGGAAGTGTGATGGAAAAAGCAAACTGCCCGCGTTGCGGGCGCCGTCTCTTCGACTTCGCCCCGGGTTCGTCCGGGACAATCGTAATCAAATGCCCACGGTGCAAGACCGTGGTCGCAGTCACAAGGGCCCCTGAGCCCACCTATCAGCGCCAAGCGAGCGCACAATCCAGAGAACCTCGAGTTCCATAGCAAAAGGAGTTTGCTATGGGTGAATTTGCCACAAAAGGCCTCGCCAACGGCGTAGGCATCCCCGCCCTCGTACTGGGCTCCCTCGGTTTCCTCGGTTCCGCAAACAACGGGAACGGCGGTATTCTCGGTGGCATTCTTGGTGGCGGCAACTGCAACCAGCTGAATGCACTGATGGCCGAGAACGCCAACCTTCGTGCGGAAAAGTATTCGGACAACAAGGATTCCGAAGTCTACGTTGCTTCGCGCGCTGAAAATAAAGTGCTTCGTGACGAGCTGATGGGATTCATTCGCCCGCTATCCGCGGAGGCCGCGGCGAATCGTGAGCGCATCGCGGTTCTTGAAACCAACGTGTCCAAGAACGCTGAGATTGCCGACCTGCGCGAGAAGCTCGTGCGCAGTGAACTGGGCGGTCGCATCGACTCCGTTGCGCAGGCCTGCAACTGCGGCATCAGTCAGAACTCTGCGGCCATTGCCGCGTTGCAGAACACGGTGAACGGCATCACTCAGACGATCGTCCCGCAGTCCGTCATCTGTCCGCCCGTCATGCCGCGGTACAACTCGTGGACGGCTCCGACGGCGACTGATACCGCGCCTGCTACTCAGCCGATTAGCGGCACGGTCAAGGTTCAGCGGAGCTAGCCATGAAGATGCCGATCGGGAATCTGCCCGCGGTCATCGCGGAGTTTTTCTCGTCGGCTGTTCTGCCTGCCGCTTCGGCGGCGGGCGGGGCAGCGCCCTTCGCCACGGCGTTCATCGGCGGTCTCATCGCAAGGCGCGCCCCGGAGCTGGTGACCCAGCACCTGCCGGCGCTTCAAGCTTTGGGAGTCGTGGACGCTGAGGGGAAGCTCGACATCGAACTGCTCTACGGCGAGGCTGTAAAGGCGATGGAGAAAGGCACTCCGACCATCCTGGGCTATCGGGTTGATCGGGAAGACCTAGAAAAGCTCAAAGACATCATGCAGAAACATGGGGACTGAAATGGATCAGAAGGAACTTGGACGCGTGCGCGCGGAGGAAACCATCCACGCTATGCTTGAGAAAATCGACAAGGTGCTCGACGAGGCGAAGGATGCGCGCTTTTTGTCGCACGAGGACGTATGCACTGTGAAAGATTGCTGGAAAGCAATTTGGTATGCGAAGCAGTGCCTCAAAGAAGAATGAGCTGAGGGGCGCGGCTCTACCGCGCCCCAAACGCTAGCGCATCACCTGCGCCAGCTCATCCGCCGATTGCGCCCACCGGGCTGTCTGTTCGCCCTCCATGTGGCGGTCAAAGTAAAACCCCTTAACGGCGTGCAAGGCAATGGCGCGAAGCACGCGCTTTAATGCACCTGCGCTTTTTTCGTCCCGACACGCAAGGGGCTCGGTACCGATGGAGATGCTGAGGGAACTGCCCTGCGCTTTACCGGCGGGGTCAACCTCTTCAACATCGGCGGTGGTGTTGACTTCTCCGTTTACGATGCAACGGCGCACGCAAACGCTAAACCGTCTACCGCGGAAGCTGACAATCACGCGGTAGACGGCAGACACAAGTGTTGTGTTTTTCATGCCGTCCTCCTGTGGCTGTATTTGCAACGTATCTGATTTTAATACCGTTTCCTACCACAAGAAGAGCTGGCGGATTCCCCACCGATAGGATTTTAAGGGCGCGTTTGTGCGGGCTACCGCAAGCTCGGCGGCAGCTGAGAGCGCTCAACTTCGCTCTCGTAAGCCGACTTGCAATGGCCGGATTGCCAGAAGAAAAGGTGGTCGATGATCCACATCGGCCACTTGCGGTCTTGCTTAATGCAGGCGTGCCGATAGGCTCTGCTCGAAAGCGTCTCGTCGGCGTAGCCGTTGGGGATCAGCGTGTTGAAGAGCTGGTCCAGCGCGACCAAAAACTGAAAACCGTCAGGATGCCGCATCGGTACTGCCCTCGTAAGGAACCGTCCAAAGCTTCGTCTGCTCTTCGCCCGCGAGCTTCAAAGCGTTGGCAAGCTGTCGAATCGTCGGCTGAGCCACCGAGTTGTCGGCGAGCACCCACGTCTGAGAGGTGGCGTCCAAGTCGACGCCGAGGGCAGTTGCCGCCGCCACAGTGCGGCCCATGCGGGTTTGGGCATCTTCGTCGCCGTCGAAGACCATGCCGTCGACTTCGACTGTGATCTTTCCCACAGCCTCGGACCGTTCGGCCTTAGCTTTTTCAAGCTCAGCGGCCGCTTTTTCCTCTTCAGTCGGTTCAGGCATAGCAACGATCTGAAAGCGCCGCGTGCCGTCCTCAGAAGCATCAATTTCTTCGATATAGCAGTCGCCGCGAGAGTTGCACCAAATCGATGCCTCGGGGGGATATTCGCCCTCGAAAATCTGATTTATCTGAAAATCCATAATTTTCTCCTAGTACCCCAATGCTTCCCAGTAAAGAGAGCCGCTTCCCTTGCCATTGCCTGAGTAGTATCTCGCGGTTTGGAAAGATGTTTTGGTTTCATTACTGGGCTGAACTCGAACCGAAGACTCGCTTCCGCCCACAGGCCCTAAAAGAATTGTGTAGTTTGTAGTGTTTAGCGGCCTGTTCAAAGTTATTGTTACGACTTGTCCGTATGGGGAATTAACAAATCCGCCTTGCTCGACAAATCCATCAGACCAAACTCGATACCAACTTTTGCCACTGCTCCATGTCTGAGTGACGTAGGCTTTCGGCGTCGCAGGAATCGAAGGCTTGTTCAGTAAATCGAGGTAGCTGCCAGAGGTTGCGACCGCATGCAGTCCGAGAGGAATGTCCCCACTTTCGTCCGGCCCCGCGCCGTTCACGGTCTTGACCGGCGCGAACTTGTCAATCGCCTGCTTCGTCAGCGCAGGCGTCATGATCTTCGTCGTATCCGTGCCCGCAGTGGCTTCCGCAGAAGACGCAATCCGAGCCGCGCCAACAGCGGTCGTGGATGCCGCAGGCAGGATCGAAGTGTTGAGCTTGTCGCCCGCCCCGTCGTTTTGAAATAGGTCACGATAAATTTTTGGATAGCTCATAGAGGCCTCCGTCGAATTGAATCACGTCAATTTCAGACCCAATGGGTAAATTGAAATTGAATTGAATACTCGTGGTGTTTACGTCGGTGTACTGTTCTGAGGCACCTTCAACGCACAGAACACCATTGAAGACCACGACAAGATCAGACCCACCAACCACATGCTCGGGCACTGCATACGCCGTACCCGCAGGGATTGCGGACGTAAGCACCTGTCGTTCACGAACGACGCTGACTCTGCTTCCCCCGCTTCCCGCAATCTCAACCTTCTGAAGGCCGCTGGCGGTCTTCACATAGAGCGAGTCCATAGCGTCAACTCTTGAGAATCACCAGCCCACCGTTTCTCAAATTGGCGGGCACGTTGTCGAGCGACGTCACCACGCACGAATCGACATACGTCTCTTTGATCGTCACTTTCTTGCCCGACGCCGTAATGGTCACGCCTTCACCCGCTTCGATCTCAAGCGTGTCCTGCTTTGCGGACGCGGTAAGAGTCGTCGTGCCGACCTTCACTTTGGCAAAGGCGTTTTGATTGACTTCCGCACCAGTGGCAATGCCGCTCAGCTTCGTGCGCTCCGCCGTGGTCATAACGACTTTCTTCGTGCCGTCGGCAATGTCGTCGGCGGTATTCGTGGCCGTCATGAAAGCGCCTGCGGCCTTCACGTTGTCCGCGTCCGTCTTATCCGCGCCCGTCTCGATGCCTACCAGCTTCTTGTGCAGTGCGGCGGTCAAAAGGCCATCGGCAGAGTCAGTGGCGGCGTTGTACGTCGTGTCGGTGAACTTCGCATTGGCGGGCACACTTGCGGCGATCGTGAAGCCAGAATCCTTAATCCGCTTGCCCGACGTGCCGTCGAAAATTACGACGTGCGCCGCGACGCTTGAAGCAGGACCGGTCACAGCGCCGTCAAGGTTCGCCTGAAGCACCGCCCAGTCGGAGTTTGCGGCGCTTCCCGAGGCATAGTCTTTGATGCAGATGATGAGGTCCCCGACCTCGCAGACATTGCCCGCGTAGGTGCCCGCTTCCTGCACGGAGTAAAGCCACCCCGCCTTGTAGTTCACAGTCGGCAGGCCGCTCGTGGAGTTGACCACGCCACGGAAATGCTGACCCTTGCCGACGGCGGCCTCAACCGCCTGTCGGAGCGCGACAATTTCAGCTTCGACCGTGGACGCGCCGCCGTTAACGTCGTTCATCGCCACCGCGTCGGCCAGCGTTTTGGGCGCAAGCGGCGTGTTGGCGTTGCCTTCGTGTGAGTAGAGTTGAGTCTTTACGAGACTTTCAGCCATTTCTTAAACCTCTTCCTTGTAAACAACCTTGCGAGAAAGCTCGGCCACAGCCGCCGACGCTTCGCCCGCCAAGGCCAGTGCCTCAGCCACATCGCCCTTGCCGAGGGCTCCAATCCAAACGTCAATCTCGTCGCCCGCTTTCGCGTCAAACGTCAAACGGAACGTGGTGGAGAACGTGTCCTGCGCTCCGACTTCCGTGAAGTTCTGCCCAATTGCAAGAACAAGGCCGTTCCACGCGACGCGAAGGTGGTGACGATTCACCAAGTATTTGATTCCAGAAGGGATGGTGATGTCGGTGCCCGCGGGCGTATCCGCTGAGAGCGTCCAAAACCTTTCGGCGCACCCCATGCCGTTGGCGATCAGCGTATTGTCGGTTTCCGCTTTGATGCGTCCGATCTGTGTGTCGCCTTCGGTGACGAGCCGCTGATTTTGCTTGTCGCCTTCGGCGGTCACGGCATCGACGATCCCCTGCTTGTGGTCGAGGATGTCGTCGCGGCTTTGCTTGGCGTCTGCCGCGCTTGCCGCCGCCGCTTCTGCGTAGCCTTTTGCGACGATGGTAGCGGTGTTTGCGGCGCCGAGCAGCTTCTGTTTCAACTCCGCGGGCGTCACCGTGTCGGTTGGGTCCGTTGTGATTGCGCGGCCAACTTTCTCCAATAGCTGCTGGATCTGAATGCACTGGCGGTCGGAGTTGTCGTTGAGCGTCTCGGGGTTGAAGCCCCCGTACGGCGTCACGTGCATGGGTTGGTCGTACGGCACCTCAGACGTGATGGCGAGGACGGCGCCAGTGGTGACGGCGTTTTTCACCGTCACCGTGCCGCCGGGGCTTTCGCCCTGATCATCGTTGAGGGACACGGTGAAGTCCGTGCCGTACGTCAACTTCTCTTCGCCCGCCGACCCGCTGGCGAAAACCGCCACGTCCGTCGGCGTGAAGACTTTGAATGAGAAAGGAAAGGAAACGGTCGCGCCGTCACCCACAAACTGGACGCGGCGCTCCGTGGATTCAACTGACATTGGCGGCCCCGAAAAACGATCTTGCACGAAATTCTGGGGGCGCCGTCAGTCCACATTCGTCACTTCCCTTTCTTGCCGGCAATAGCGTAAAGCACGGCGTCCGCCCACTCATCGTCAGCCATGGCTTCGCCGGCGTCCCATAGGCGGTTGATTTCCGTCGAGGGCAGCCCCGCCAAGTCGCCGAGAATGAAGTTGACGCTCGCCCGACGAAGCGCCCGGTCGAAGTCGCCCTGTTGTACCTGCAACGTGAAACGAACGGCGTCGTTCACCATGCGCATGCCGGTTGGACCGGAGTACCCCTGCGCTGAGCCCGACAGCGCGTCAAGCATGGGAACAAACTCACGCACCCCCATGAGCGATCCGAGATAGAAACTCCCCAGGTCTTTGGGGATGCGGCTGAGAACACGCTCCCCGTAGTCTTGGTTGTCGTCGCTTGTCGTCTGATCCAACCCCGCGCGAAGGAAAGATTCCAAAACGGGCTGGACAACGAGAATCAGCGCAAGCTTCATGGCGCGTTCGGCGCCCTTTGTCGTGTTCGCCGTGATCGCCGTCGCATTCAGCATCGTGCCGAAGAACCCGTAGAACACGTTGAACACGTTTCTCGATCGTTCCTGTCGCGCCAAGTCGGAGAGATCACCGCCGCCTTGCGCCTCCACCAAGGCACGATCGGCAATCGACACAGCCTCTCCGTCAAGCTTGCCTTCAGCGAGAGCCTTTTCATATGCCGCCATCCAGGTTGGGACGTCCACGGTATACACCTGGCTAAACGCAATCGGCGCGAAGCACTTGCGAATGAGCATGTCTTTGAACTTTTTGCCACCGCCGTCGTAGAGAGCCTGCACTTCGCGCAGCTCTTTGAAGCGCGTCCGCATGCGGGATTGCATGAGCTTCGATTTGCCCATGACGAACCGCGAAGCTTTGCGCGGATTGTGCAGGTACGTCGCCATGGCACCGGCGCACCACTTGCCGCCCACCATAGCGATGGACTGCGTGTAGCCAAGGGGCTGAAGCAGAGCCGTTACGAAGTTCAAGCCCAGACCGGCAATGGAGGCGTTTTTGCGCATGAAGGTTTGAAAGCCATCAACCTTGAGGCTTCGACCGTTGTCCCACATGTCTTTGACCCAGCCCTTGGCCTCGTCGTACGCTTCGCGCCCGTGGTATTTGAGGATGGCGTTTGACGTCGCCGTGTTGGCTCTGAGAAGTTTTTCCACGTCCATCAGCACCCGACGCCACGCGATATCGTGGATGGCCTCGTTCAGCGCGCGGTAACCCGCCCCCATGGAAAGCGTCACGGGGCGCCCCCCACCGGAGGCCGCGCGGTTGATCGTGTGCGCCGTGCTCTTGCGGGTTGGCTGTACCCCGCCGCCAACCTCTTCTTTGCGGTCGAACGCGGAACGCCGACCGTCGTATTCGATCGGGTAGTACCCGCCTTTGAGGGTCACGGTTCCACCGTCTGCGAGCGAAATCGTTACAGCCGCGGGCTTGACGAGCAGCATGCGGCGGTTGCGGGTGTCCGCCTCAAGCGCTTGCAGATCACGCCCGAACTGCCCGCAAACATCCCACACCTTCTGCACCGCTTCGAGCTCCTTGCGGCTCAAGGCTTTACCGATGGCCGACAGCACGTCCTCCTTCGCCCATGGGCGATTGAGGTCGCTCTCGTTACGGAAATCGTTGTATTTCGTGGAGCCGTCAAGCAGGCGCTGGAAGTTCTCCTCGTTGCCGATGTTGAGCGCCATGGCGACAATTTGCCGCTTGTCAAAGGACCCGCCGAGCTCAGGATAAAAAGTCACCTTGTCGTCGGTGATTGCGGACTCGAGCTCCCGCATGGCGGCGTCGAACTTTGTGGCCGCCTTGAACTGCATGTCGTTTTCCGCGTCGCGGGCGGCGTCAATTGCCGCGCCAAGCGCGCGGGAGAAGGCGTTGTCGCGCTTGCCGGTGAAAATGCTCCAAAGCGTCTGGAATCGAATGTGGCCATAGACGAAGCCCGTCAGACCTTCGATCTGCCGTTTCATCCACGGGGTGTGGTCGTCGTCGTTCAGGCGCTTTGTCTTGACGCCGCGGGCTACGGAGCCGTCCACAATTTCACCCGCGACGGCGTCGTCCAACTGCTTTGCGTTGAGCCGGATCGATTCGACCTGCATCTTGTAGTAGCTCTTGCCCGCCTGGATGAGGTCTTCGACAAACTGCATGGCTTCACGCGCCTGAGCCACCGTCATGTCGGCAAAAGGCTTCGTGCCCACGAATGCAGGGCGCTCCGGCAAAGCCGCATAATTTTTCTCGGCCTCGAAAAATGTGGCGTAGTCCGGGATGCCGTCGTACGCCGGGGCGGATCGGTTAAGGCCCAGGGTGTAGAGCACGCGCTGCACCTGCTCAAAGTACTCGATCGGCATGCCCTTGGCCTCGGACTTACCGGGGGCGTACGCCTTCTGCATCTTCTTTACGAAGGATTCCGCGC